ACCCGCGCCGCCTGCGCCACCATTTGCGCTAAGACCGCCGCCTCCTCCAGCCCCGCCCCCCGCAGGCGCAGTGATAGAAAGATATGTCAACGTGGGCGCTACGCCTGATTGTCCAGGCGCACCGGCTGCGCCTCCAGATGCAAAATTGCTACCCCCGTTGTAGTTAGACCCACCTCCAAAAGTGCTCGGCTGTGCTGTTGTTCCTGCCAAGTTAAACCCGCCGCCAGCACCTCCAGCAGCAGGTCCTATTAAAGCACCACCACCCTGCCCCGAAACCCCTACGGCTGATGATCCTCCACCAGAACCGCCAAGAAATAAAGAGTTTGTTCCTGTGCCTGTGCCCCCAAAAGAACCACTTGGGGCAAAGTTCATGCCGGCGCCGCCTGCCAAATTTGTTCCTGAAGCGGCAAAGCCATTGTAGTTGGCGCCACCACCACCACCACCTGATGCGACCGCCGCCCCTCCTGAAGCGCCACCGCCTCCGCCGCCGCCGTAGAATTTTGTGCCGAAACTTGAAATACCGCCTATGCCGCCAGTTGGCGATCCTGATGTGCCCGCACTACCACCAGCACCAACGATAATGGTTTCTGTGGCGCCAACATCTGACGCCCGAACCACAGCGTGCATCCAGCCGGCACCACCACCACCGCCCCCGCCAGAGCCGCCGCCTACGGCAGCATAAGTGCCGCCAAAGCCTCCACCACCGCCACCACCCACAACAAGAACTTGAACCGTCTTTGCATTCGGGTTTTTCGTCCAAGTTGCTGAACCAGCAGACGAAAACACCGTAGTAATAGGCGCAATAGCCACGGCGGTATCAAGTGCCCAAGTATTTGTTGCCGTTTTCTTGAGAAATCCAGAAGTTCCCGCCAACGCGGCAACAGCATCGAGGTCGGCGTCCCAAGCCTGGACATTGGAATTGATGGCTAGTCCTAGATTGGCGCGGGCCGTTGTCGCATCGGTAGCGCCTGTGCCACCCAAAGAAATGGGCAGACTCGCGAGTTCTTCGATGGCCCCTGTCGTCGCAGTAGTGCGCCCTAAAACGCGCGCCGTAGTCATTGTCAGCCCGGAAGACGTGACAGCGCCAGAAGCCGCAGCGCCAAGACTTGTTCGAGCCCCCGCCGCTGTAGAGGCCCCTGTGCCCCCGTAGCCGACGCCCACCATAGACCCTTGCCATGTCCCCGTCGTTACGGAACCCACGGTAGTGATAGAAGTTGAACCAGGGTATCCACCGAGGACAAAAGTTTGAATCTGCGTCGCTGATGCTTTGCGCGAACCATAAGGCCCAGCGCCTTGGCTTACTTCAAAGATATCACCCGATACAATTGCGGACGCTGCCGTAAGTTCCGAAATTTTCAAGTTTGCCATGAGGCTCAATCCTTATTGCGAAAAAGGTTCCCACCACAACCAATAACAGGCGTAGTGGAAATAAGAGGTATCAGAAAAGCCAACATATTCTTGCTCCGAACTACCAAGTAGACGACATGCTGGTGCGTTAGTTAACTAAAAACTCAATATCTTCAAGCCACAGTAAAGGTAAAGATACCGTTAGTATTCCAAATTACTTTGAAATCAGTGCCCTCACCTGCGGACTGAGAGCCGTCGAAATTAATGAACGCTAACGGAGGATCATTTGCGTCGGTGTCGTTAAATAGAACGCCAAAAGCGGCAGTGATCGGGCCTCCTGTAGCGGCCCACGCTACGTCATCAGCATCAAACTTAGCATCGTTCGTCGTGACCGTGGTTACAGCGACGTTTGTAAGTGCCTTACCACCGGCGGTATATCCCGTCCCCGCAGTAGTCTCTTCACCAGTGACGCTCGCGAGAGTGGTAGCGGCTGCATCAAAAGAAGTGCTTGCATATAGCTTCAACTTATACGCGTCACCAGAAGCATTTTCGCCGGAGGCAAAGCGCCGAGCAGTGTGGTTATACAGGGAGATGGTGACGGCCATGCGAATATTCCCCGGAATAAAAACGTAGATTTATGAAAAAAGCAATTTTGGAGTATCATACAGATAGGCGCGAAAGCAATGCCCCCGCGCTTGTCGCCCCCAACCTTATGTGCTAGAAAGGCGTCTTCTTGAAAGGGCAACATATGACAAGCCTCACCACTCCGTCCATCGGCTACAAGCCTTTCCGCTATCCATGGGCCTATGACGCTTGGCTTCAGCAGCAGCGTATCCATTGGCTTCCCGAGGAAGTGCCTTTGGCTGACGATGTGCGGGATTGGCAGAAGCGCCTAGAACCTTCTGAAAAGAATCTGCTGACACAGATTTTCCGCTTCTTCACGCAAGCTGACGCTTCCGTGGCGGAGAACTATGTCCACAACTACCTGCCCATCTTCAAGCCGACTGAAGTGGTTATGATGTTGACGGCGTTTGCGAATAGCGAAACGACGCACGTAGTTTCTTATTCGCATCTCCTTGACACGGTTGGTATGCCTGAAAGCGAATATACTACTTTCATGCAGATTAAGGAGATGCGTGACAAGTATGACTACTTTAGCAGCTTCTCAACGGATAATCCGCGAGAGGTAGCTAAAACGCTTGCAGCCTTTGGAGCCTTTACTGAAGGGCTACAGCTTTTTGCGTCTTTTGCCATGCTCCTCAACTTCCCTCGCTTCGGGAAGATGAAAGGCATGGGGCAGATCATTGCTTGGTCCGTCCGTGACGAGACGCTACACTGTGAGAATATCATCCGGCTTTTCCACACCTATTGCGCGGAAAACCCAAGTCTCTTTGACGACTCGCTCAAGGCTGAAATCTACGAAATCTGCAAGACTATCGTAGAGCATGAAGATGCGTTCATTGACTTGGCGTTTGCTCTAGGCCCCGTGCAGGGCATGACGGCGGATGAAATCAAGCAGTATATCCGCTTCATCGCAGATAGGCGCCTTCTTCAGTTGCGTATGGTGCCCGTCTACAAGGTCAAGGACAACCCCCTACCTTGGCTTGATGAGTTGCTGAATGCGCCAGAGCATACCAACTTCTTCGAGAACCGCGCCACTGAGTATAGCAAGGCGGCGACCAAGGGTGAGTGGGGCGACGTATTTTGATCCTTGGCATCGACCCAGGTCTAAGCGGGGCTTTGGCCCTGCTTGACCAAAACGGTAAAGTTCTTGCTATCGAGGACATGCCAACTATCGAAGTCGTCGTTAACGGTAAGAAGCGCAGGAGCGTGCCCCCTGCGGCACTCGCGGCTATGATAAAAAACATGGCACCACAGAAGGCATTCCTTGAAAGTGTTGGCGTTCGACCGGGAGAAGGCGCTGTCGGCGCTTTCTCTTTTGGGCGCAATCTTGGACAGATCGAAGGGGTCTTGGCGGCACTTCAAATCCCTACTACGCTCGTCCACCCTGCAACGTGGAAGCGGCGCATGAACATTCCTGCTGACAAGGGAGGAGCGCGCTTGAAGGCGATGGCGTTGTTCCCCGATAGGGTAGATTTGTTCAAGCGCGTGAAGGACGATGGTAGGGCGGAGAGTGCGTTGCTGGCCTATTACGGAATCACAATAGGGTAGAGTAAAATGAACCTGAAGCCTTTCTTCTCATACTATGGTGGTAAGTGGCGCGCCGCGCCACACTATCCAGCGCCAAAATACGATACAATCGTAGAACCATTCGCGGGAAGCGCAGGATACTCGCTACGATATGCAGACCGGCGTGTGCGGCTAAATGACAAAGACGAAATCATTTGCGGCGTGTGGGATTATCTCATTCACGCGCCATCATCTGAAATTTTGGCGCTGCCAGAACAGGTGGCGCATGTTGACGAATTGCATATTTCGCAAGAAGCCAAATGGTTGATTGGGTTTTGGTTAAATAAAGGCGCGGCGTCGCCGTGCAAGACTCCAAGCTCGTGGATGCGTAAAGGGACGCACACTAATTCTTTTTGGGGCACCACAATAAAAAACAGAATTGCAAGTCAACAACAGCATATCAGGCATTGGAAGGTGTTTAATCTGAGTTATTCAAATCTCATCCTAAATGGCAAAGCAACTTGGTATATTGACCCGCCATATATCGGAGCAGGAAAGTTTTACCGACACCCCAGTAGTGGGATTGATTACAACCACCTTGGCGCATGGTGTCGGGGGATAAGAGGCCACGTCATCGTGTGTGAAAACGAGGGCGCAGATTGGCTTCCATTTTCGAATGTAATGCACGTTAAAGCAACGGCAGGAAGAAAAAGAAAAGGCGTCAGCGCCGAAGTCACCTATGAACATGAGTTGGATTGATGCCTAACTGGCAAGAAGACCCTCGCTAAAGACAAAAACACACTACGAAAGAAGCAGTAGAATGAACTGGTCTGACCGAATCTCTAAATACACTAAACAAACCGGGTTCCCCAAATCCCTATTCCAGTCAGAAGACGGGCGGGTTGTAGGGACTTGGATCATGGGGAATGATTACCGGGTTAAGAGCGCATACTACGGGGGATATCCAGCGGGGTATTTGAAGCGCATCAAAGCGCTATTCCCGGAAAAAAATAAGACCCTACACTTGTTTTCTGGGAAAGTAGACTTGTCTATTTTTCCCGGCGACACTGTGGATTTGAATCCCGAACTGCAACCTACGTATGTAGATGATGCTCAACGACTAGAGAACGTTCCGCTAGAACAATATGATATTATACTTGCTGACCCTCCATATAGCGTCGAGGATTGCGACCACTATAAAACCAGCATGATTAAGCGCAATGTGGTATTGAAAGCGTTAGCTAGGTGCCAATCAGGAACCCACGTTGTATGGCTAGACCAAGTTCTACCTATGTATCGTAAAGACGAATGGGAAGTCGAAGCGGTAATTGGTATGGTAAAATCGACAAACCACCGTTTTCGTGTCATCGTCATCTTTAGGCGGCGATAATGCCTAACTGGCAAGACGGCCTTCTCCCCTACCAGATTGAAGGCGTCAACTTCCTTGTCGCCAAAAAGACCGACAACTCCAATGCCGGTCTTTTTGACGACATGGGGCTTGGCAAAACGGCGCAGGCGATCAGGGCGGCGGATGCCCTTAATCTGCGCCGCATCCTAGTCGTTTGTCCTGCCGTGGCGCGGATCAACTGGCAGCGCGAAATGCTGAATTGGCAGATAATTCCACGAACAACTTTCGTGATTAAAAATATCAAGTCTGACATTCCACTTGAAGCAGATGTGGTTATCGTTAGCTACGATATGCTTGCCAATCCTACACTACGCGCTAAAATCCTCGATATGGAGTTTGATCTTCTTGTCATTGACGAAGCGCACGCACTTAAGAACCGAACAGCCCTGCGCACGAAGGCAGTTTATGGCGAAAGGCTTAACGGCCAAGGCGGCATTCTAGCCGCCACCAAACGCACATGGATTCTGACTGGCACTCCGCTGCCAAACAACGCTTCAGAAATATACACGCACCTACGCGCACTTGCCTCTGAGCGGCTACAAACGCCAGATGGACGGATGACCTATGCTCAATTCGTAAAATACTTTTGCGTTTTGGACATACTGCATTTTGGTATGCGGACAGTTGAGCGTATTAAAGGCAACAAAAATACAGGCGAATTGCGCCAACGTATTAATGGTTTCTTCATCAGACGTAAGAAAGAAGATGTGTTGACGCAGTTGCCCGCACTCCAATGGGGCACGATTGTTCTTGAGCCGCCCAAGTCCGCGCTCAAGGAAGTGATGGCGCTTGAGAAAACCCAAGCCATCTCAGAAGTCAAAGCCGTCCTGGCCGCAGCGGCAGCAAACCACCATAACAAAGATGGCACCTTATCAGACGATATTCTTCGTAATGCGGATAAGCAAGCGCTTGCATCCCTGCGCCGTGCTGTCGGGCTTGCGAAAGTAGAGCCGACAAGTGATTTCATCAAAGAAGAATTGGAGAATGGCGCGAAGAAGATTATCCTGTTCTGCTATCATCGAGAAGTCATTTCGCAAGTAGCGGAAAAGCTCAAAGCCTTTTCCCCTGTCGTGATTACGGGGGATACCGCACGCAATACTCGCCAAAAGGCGATTGATGACTTCCAAGGTAACGCTGAGGTCCGTGTATTTATTGGGCAGATCACGGCTACTAACTCTGCCATTACTCTGACGGCAAGCGATAATGTTTTGATTATGGAACCATCGTGGACTCCCGCTGAGAACGTCCAGGCAGCGGCGCGGGCGCACCGAATCGGCCAAGAAAGTTCTAGCGTGCTTGCCAGATACGTGGTATTGGCGGGCTCGATTGATGAAGATTTGACCCGCGTCATCATACGCAAGTCAAAGCAAATCAGCGAAATCATGCTCTAGGAGACAACATGGACCGCAACGAAGCCATTGCCCATATCGCAGAAGCAGCGATTGCAGGCATCGCAATGACAGCCGAAAACGCAATCAAGCTGCTAGATGGCGGCAGTTTCGCGGAAGCCATTGTGGCGACGGCCACGGAAGCAAGCACGGTGCAGACTGTCGCTTCTACGGGCGAGAAGCGCCCACGCGGCAGGCCGCGCAAGACTGAAGCCTCTGTAGCTGTGCATGTGCCCCTTGAGGCGCAGCAACCGACTGAATATGACGAAATGGACGTCTACCACAGCGACACGTTCAATGTGGAAGAACGCGCTTTTCCGATGTTCCCCGACGAATGGTTTGTCAAAAACATAGAGGAAGCCCGCAAGTATTGCCGCGATCTACTTTCTGCGCGACTCTCTGAAATCGGTCCTGACGCAACTCGTAAGGAGATTGCGGACAACACACAAATGGCGCGAGTATCAGACTTTGACGCCCAAGCGTGCATGAAATATTATCGGGCCATCACACGGGCTATCGTAGATGTCTAATCTGCCTGTCCATGCGGATCGCGCCCATGCTTCCTTGGGCGCGAGTTCCGCTTCTCGGTGGATCGCTTGCCCCGGCTCTGTCAATCTGTCTGAGGGGATGCCAAATATCTCCTCAGAATACGCACGTGAAGGCACCGCAGCGCACGAGTTGGCGGAGATGTGCTTGCGTCAAGGCAAGCCCGCTTCTGACTTCTTAGAGCAGGAGATTGAGGGTTTTGAAGTCACAGAAGACATGGCTGAAGCGGTGCAGGTATATGTTGACGCGGTGCTGGCCGAAGCAGAAGGTAACAAACTGTTTATTGAACAGCGGTTCACGCTAGAGGCCCTTAATCCACCTGTGCCTATGTTCGGCACAGCGGATGCGGTCATCTGGAATGAACGAGAGAAGCGCCTGACGGTAATGGACCTGAAGTATGGCGCTGGCGTGCCTGTGAAGGTGCAGAACTCTCCGCAGCTTTCTTACTATGCCTTGGGCGCCATGTTGGCCTTGGAGGCGCAGGAAGCTATCTTCCCGCGCTATATCCGCATGGTCATCGTGCAGCCTCGTTACCGCCATCCTGACGGGCATATCAGGTCTTTCGAGACAGATGCCTACTCACTTCGCATCGAGTTCGCGGATGACCTTCTCGCCGCAGCACACAAGACGCAGGAGGCCGATGCTGCCCTTAACGCGGGCGACCATTGTAGGTTCTGCTTGGCGCAGCCTAAGTGCCCTCGTCTGCACGAGCAAGCGGTGGCGCTAGCACAGACGGAGTTTGACGACGGCTTTTTACCTCCCGAGCCCGAAGGTCTGAGCGAAGAGCAGATCAGCCAAATTCTAGCTAAGGCTGACGTGTTCAAGGGATGGATCAACTCTGTCCAAGCATACGCGCAGCGTAAGCTGGAGCAGGGCGGCGCGGTCCCTGGTTACAAGCTCGTAGCCAAGCGGGCGCAACGCAAGTGGCAAAGCGAAGACGACGCCATTGACCTCCTAAACAGCATGGGGCTTGAGGATGACGATATCTTCACGCGCAAGCTAATCTCGCCCGCGCAAGCCGAGGAAAAACTTGGCAAGAAGAAGGCGATTAAGGATAGACTAGCAGAGGTCATTGTGGCAGTATCTTCAGGCAACACCATCGCATCGCTATCCGACAAACGGCCCGCAGTTGTGGTCCAGATTGGCGGAGAGTTTGATGATACGTTGGCGTTGGACCATGACGGCTTCCGCAACTACGAGTAATTTTGCCCCTTTTTAACATCGTGGCTGGGCAATGGTGTGCGCGCACAAGGGGCAAAATGCACGCCAACCCGGCTCCAAGGAGAACGCTCAGATGAGCGAGACGAACGTAGTTACCCCCAAGGCCCGACTTGCTTTCCCCGCTCTGTTTGAGCCTCGTGGGTTCAACGGCAACACGCCGAAGTTTTCCTGTGTTCTTGTGTTCGACAAGGCCGCGCAGGAAACCGCCGAGTTTCAGAATCTGAAGAAGGCGGCGGGCGCTGCCGCTAAGGCCAAGTTTGGTGAAAAGCCGCCGAAGAACATGCGTAGCCCTTTCCGCCCTGGTTCCGACAAGGAAGGCACCGCTGGCTTCGATGATGAATGCGTCTTCATTACCGTAAGCAGCAAGAAGCAGCCCAAGGTGGTGGACCGCAAGAAGGTCGAAGGCAAGTTCCCCGTCATCACCGACGAAGATCGCCTCTACCCCGGCTGCTTCGTGCGCGCGAGTATCAACGCTTTCGCATACGACAGCAACGGCAACAAGGGCGTGTCGTTCGGACTGAATAATGTTCAGTTCATTGACGATGGCGAGCGTATCGCAACTGGCGGCGGGCGCAGCGCTGATAACGACTTCGATGATGTTGCAGGCAGCAATATCAGCGAAGGCGATGCCAAGGACCTGTTCTAAGGCAAGAGGAGAAGGGGCAGAAATGCCCCTTCTTTTTTCCAATGCACGATACACCCACATATCACATCGACTACGAAACCAAATCCACCGCCAACCTTAAACTCGTTGGCGTCTATCGCTATGCCGAACACCCCAGCACCGACATTCTGTGCATGGGGTTTGCGCGCAATAACGAGCCTGTCCAGATATGGACGCCAGATTTCCCATGGCCCGTGGAACTGAATGAGCATATCAGGCAGGGCTTTCCGATCTTTGCGCACAGCGCGCAGTTCGAACGCCTGATTACCAAGAACATCGCCGTAGCGCGCTATGGCTGCGCCCCTGTGGCGTTGGAGCAATGGTTCTGCACGGCTGCTATGGCCGCAGCCATGGCCCTTCCACGGTCACTAGAAGGGCTTGGCGAGGCACTAAGCCTGCCGATCCAAAAGGACATGGAAGGCAGCAGGCATATGTTGAAAATGACGAAGCCGAGGAAAGGGCAAAAAGTATGAAGGACGTGCTGACGCTGCTCAAGGGCGACTGCCTTGAGCGCATGAAGGAAATCCCGGATGGTTCGGTGGATATGGTATTGGCCGACCCACCGTATGGTACGACGGCGTGTTCGTGGGACTCCGTTATCCCGTTTGAACCGATGTGGGCGCAGTTGAAGTGCATCACGAAGAAAAATGGCGCTATCGTGATGACGGCGAGCCAGCCTTTTACGTCGGTGCTTGGCGCGTCAAATGTCTCGAATCTCAAATACTCATGGTATTGGCAAAAGACCCGCGCCACGGGGCACCTTAATGCAAAAAAGATGCCAATGAAAAATATTGAAGATATTTTGGTTTTTTATGCCTCTCAACCAACATACAACCCACAGGGGCTTCGATTTTTAGGCAAGGTTCAAAAGAATTCCGACAGTCATATGGCGAGGGGGAAAACTACGGACGCCACAAGTGTAGTCACGGGCGGTATAACGGAGAAAGAGTATCTGCAGGAATACACGGGTTATCCAAGGCAGGTGCTAAGTTTTGCGTCGGAAGGCGCAGCCGTCCACCCTACCCAAAAACCCGTCGCTCTCATGGAATACCTTATCAAGACCTACACCAACCCCAACGAAACCGTTCTCGACTTCACCATGGGCAGCGGCACAACCGGCGTCGCGGCGATGAACCTTGGCCGCAAGTTCATCGGTATCGAACTTGACGACAAATATTTTGCCATCGCAAAAGATCGGATTGAGAAAGCGTTTGAAGCAGGGCCTTTTTCGCTGTATTAAGGCACGAGCATGAGTGACATAGACGAAGACGACGACGACTTCGCCCACGTCCGTTGGTGGGACGACTTTGAGATCACTGGCAAGACAGAGGCAACGCGTGAAAAGCAGCGTATCGAATACCTCGCGCGCCTTGAGAAACTATATCAATATTGCCGCACAGACGTGGAGGCTGAACGCCTAGCCGAGACGAAACTTTATCCGCTTTCTCCATCAGAGCGGCAAGTCTATCTGCTTGACCAAACCATCAATGACAGGGGCATTAGTGTAGACCTTGAAACCACGCGCATGGCCCTAGAGTTGGTAGAGAAGGCGGGGGGCAGGCTGAACGAACGTATTGCCAAGATCACGGACGGTCTTGTCACGACGATCAATCAGCGCGACAAAATGATCCAGTGGTTCGCCATGCAAGGCAGCCACTTCACGAGTCTTGATAAGCAAGGCATCGTTAACGCGCTCAAGGATACGTCGCTGCCGCCACAGGTGCGCGAAGTCCTAGAGATACGCCAGATCGGCGCCAAGTCCTCCACAAAAAAGCTACAAGCCATCCTCAACATGGCTGATAGCGAAGGCCGCATCCACGGCAACTTGCTCTATCACGGGGCGTCTACAGGACGCTTCTCGGGCAAAGGCGTTCAGTTGCAGAACTTGCCCCGCCCTGAAATTCTCAAAGAACCTGAAGAGGCTATCCCCTATATTAAGAAAGGGGATATCGACCTTATTGAGATGTGCTTTGGCCCGGTGCAGACCGTAGCTGCTGACGTGATCCGCAGCCTCGTCATGGCCGCAAAAGGGAAGGTGCTTTACGCAGCAGACTTCGCAGCTATCGAGGCCCGTGTTCTGGCGTGGCTCGCTGGCCAGCAAGACCTTGTTGACCAATTTGCGAATGGCGATGATATTTACTGTAACTTTGCAAGTATTATTTATGGTAGACCTATTAACAAGAAAGACGATGCACGCTCCCGCCAGCTAGGAAAAGCATCAGTGCTCGGCCTGGGCTACGCCATGGGTGCCTCTAAGTTCGCTTTGACTTGCGCCAAGGACCAGATTTTCTTGGAAGAAGAAGAATACAAGCGCGTCGTTACTTTGTATCGCGAAACCTATTTTAAGATACCGCGCCTTTGGCGCGCCTTGGAACGCGCCGCGATGCGTGCGATCAGCAACCCAAACAGCGTAGTCACGCTGCGGAACATGAAGTTCAGGATGCGCGAGGGCAACCTGCGCCTGCTTCTACCGTCAGGCCGTGCGCTGAACTATCCCGAGGCTCGCGTCTGCAAGGTAAAAACACCTTGGGGTGAGATGAAGAATGGCGTAGAGATTAGCGCGGTTAACGCTCTTACCCGTAAATGGGAACGCACCACTATAAGCCCTGGAACCTTTACCGAGAACGTGGTGCAGGCTGTCTCCCGCGACCTCATGATATCATCAATGTTCCGACTTGAGGAACACAACTACCCCGTATTGTTGACAGTTCATGACGAAGTGGTTTCTGAGGTTGACGAGGGATACGGAAGCGTGGCAGAGTATGAAGCGTTGGTAGCTGCCACGCCTGATTGGGCGGCAGGGCTGCCCGTCAAAGCCGAAGGCTGGTCTGGTAAAAGGTATAGAAAATGACAGGAACGCTTATCTTCAAGAAACATATCTCTAAGCAAGATGTGCTTGAAAAATTCCCAAATACAATTTTTCTTTTTGGCGATAATATGCGGCGCCAAGGTTATGGTGGGCAAGCAAGCACCATGCGGGGCCACCCGAATAGTTTTGGAGTGCCTACTAAGTGGGCACCAGATACGCAAAAAGCGTCTTATTTTAAGGATGAAGATTTCGAGTTTGTTGAAGACGCCATCCGGTTTCCACTCACTATCGCATACGCATTTATGATGATAGGGAAAACGGTAGTAGTGCCTACGGATGGTCTTGGCACAGGACTAGCCGAATTGCCGACACGAGCGCCAAAGATTTTTGCGTTTATTGAGAATCGTATCGCCATGTTGGCGAACAACGCAACAACCATCAACCACGAGGACTAAGAACCATGTCTGAAGCAGGCCACAACTCTATCGCCTCCGACCGACTTCTCTCCATCATTGAGCGTGTCGAACGCCTTAATGAAGAAAAGAAGGGTATCCAAAGCGCTATCAAGGATATCATGGCGGAGGCTAAGGGGGCGGGTTTTGACCCCAAGGTTATCCGTGAAGTTATCAAGATGCGTTCGGAAGACAGGGATGACCGAGAGGAGCGCGAGGCAATTCGGGACGCCTATCTAAAGGCGCTCGGGATGTACTGAAAAATATGCCGCCACAAAAAAGTGGCGGCATTTTTTTTAAGGCCGAGGATACTCGTTTAACCGAGAAAGATAAGTCAAGGCATTGCTTAGTGCCACCAACCTTTCTACTTTTTAGTGGCTAAACTTGCATAGGAGACTTCAGTGGCCGCAATCCGTCTGACCAAATCTCAGAAGCGCCAGACCCGCAAAGCCACAAAAACCCCAAAAGTCCAAACGCCTGAGTTTAGTCTTGCTCCTCTTTCTCCAAAAAACCCGGCACAATCTAAGTATCTTTCAGCAATTCAGAAATACCAGCAAGTATTTGCGCTAGGCCCCGCAGGCGCAGGCAAGACATACCTCGCTACGCATTATGCCGTGCAAGAGATACTGGCAGAACGATGCAGGAAGTTCATCGTCGCTCGACCCATGATTTCTTCTGACCGCAGCGAGAATATTGGCTTCCTCCCTGGCGACCTCAATATGAAGTTTACGCCATGGGCAATCCCCATTATAGATGTGATTGAAAAGCTAGTCGGCAAAGTGCGCGCACAAGAATGGCTCCGTAAGGGGACCATTGAGTTTGCACCTTTCCAGTTCATGCGAGGCCGCACTTTCGACGGCGGCGCTATCGTTCTGCTTGACGAAGCGCAGAACTGCACCAAGGAACAGTTGCGCCTTTTTGTCACGCGCCTTGGCGATTGTAAGGTTATCGTCTCGGGCGACCCACAGCAGAGCGATATCCGCGACTCTGGCCTAACCTACGTAGTTGATTTGGCAAAGCGCTACCAGATCGGTGCCGAGGTCTGCCGCTTCACCAGTAAGGATATTGTTCGCAGCCGACTTTGCCAAGCATGGGTTGAGGCTTTTGACAGCGAAAGTAATTTTGATATTGACATAAAAAAGCAAAGCGAGCATAGAAGCGACGCTATGCTTTTTGTGCGACCTTTACCCTATTATGGTGCCTATGACGCGGATTGACAGCAGTATGCTGTGCCAAGTGAGTAATGGCGCGGCATAATAAACCTCCTCCCGATATAGGATATTGGACGGAGCGAGATTTACGCCAAGCGCGTGACTGGAAACGTGCGGGTTTCACGATCCCTGAAATCGCTCAGGCGCTTGGCAGGGACGTGACGCACGTCCAAATAAAATGGGAGATGGACGCTTTTTCTTTGGAGATAAAACCAAAAATCCCAAAGAACTGCTTGTCGTGTTCTCAAGTCTTTGATAGTGATGGGGCGCACAATCGAATCTGCGATAAGTGCAGGCTCAAGCAGTCTACAAGCGCATCTGTTATCGGAGAATACGGAACATGACCCTAGCCTTAAACACTTGGATCGACATCGGTGAGCGAAGCCGTGAAGTGCGCCCGCTTCTCTGGAAAACATACCCCATGTCCCCTATGACGGTTGGACAAGCATATGATATGGCTGTAGCCAATCGCATCTACATGATGCACCGCCACGAACCCAATCGGGTTGTGATGCAGGTTTGGATTCCCAAGCCTATCGACAAGAAGATTTATGGATAGAGGGTGACATGCAACTGCCGACAGTGAAGTTACGCCATAAGGCGACAGGTCGAACAAAGATTGTCAATCAGACCAAGTATGCTGATAACCTCAGCGCTTGGTCAGAATGGCAACTTGTCTCCATGCGAGGAGGCTCAGCCCCGGATGCCATGGTGGCGCTCGAACGGCAGCAAGAGCGTATCGAAGAGGCTCGTAAGCACAACCCTTCGTCTCCGGCATACGCGGACCCGCAGCGAGCCTTTGAGGCACGTTCGGGTTTTGCGGTTACGACCTACGACCCCAAAGAGAGCGAGTTCACAACCGCTATCTCTGATCCCGTAGAGGCATCGGAGGAAGCCGAAATTGAAACGCGCGAAGTGCCTGTCATTGGTGGCAGCCAAACGGTAAAGGTCAAAAGCAAGCCCGGTCGAAAGCCGAAGTCAATCAGTGATGAGGTTCTATGAGCAATCGAGTAATTGTTGACGCTACGGCGTTAAATACGCTGTGCGAGGAAGCCGCCCGGCACATGGCTTTGCGCGACCTTGTGGGGCATGTGCGGTCCAGCGTCAAGGCAATGCCAAAGTCAAAGGCGAAGCCCAAGCCTGAGCCAGAGCCTGAAATTGACCCCACCCCCACATCGCAACCCGACGAACCGATCTAAAATCAGAGGCGCACTATGAAGTATCTAGCGATTACGTCTTTTAGCCAGGAAGGCTACGAGGCATACGGGCGAAATATGATTGAGTCATACCTCGCCAACCCACTGACCGATTCTGAGCTTTGGGTGTTCAGTGACACCGCTCTGCTTCATGATACGGTTGATACGCCGCTTGTGAAGTTCTTCGCTCTGGACGAAGAAGCGGCGAGCCTCACTGAGTTCAAGGCGCGGCACAACTCTCCTGTAGTCCATGGACGATTTGGACGCACATACGACTACCGTTTTGACGCGGTGAAGTTCTCTCATAAGCCCGCCGCGATTGCTGCGGCCCTTCGCGTCTTCAGCGCGCTAGATTTAGGAGATCAGCCAGAAGTTCTGGTTTGGTTTGATGGCGACACGGTATTCAAGAAGCCTCTTACGGACGCGTTCTTGGTTGATAAGTTCCCGACTTGGGCGCATATCGGGCACTTCCCGCGCAACAATAACCACACAGAAGCGGGCATTCTTATGTTCCGCGTCAACAACGCCAATGTTGTGGCGATGCTCCGCATCTTCTGGCAGGTCTACGTCGAAGACCAAGTTTTCCGCTTGCCTGCTTGGACAGACTGCCACGTGTTCGATACGCTCGTAGCGGGCGGGGTGAAGGACGGTATGGTGCGTGCCGTCAATCTCGGGGATGATCTTTCGTTCAATACAAGCCATCCCATCGTCAATTCTGATTGGCGTGGGTATGTGGATCATTTGAAGGGCGCACGCAAGCAGGCGGGTGCTTCATACAACTCTGATGTGGTGGTGCAAGCCTAATGACAGATATCAAGAAGGTGGCGGGAATTTGGCTTCCCGCCACAGAGGAACACCTTTTGCCTTTCCTTGAAGGCGCTGCTAAGCAGAATAGCAAAGGCGAGGGGAGTTACCAGCTTCATACCTTAGTCGCCATGCTCAACCACACGCCTTCGAACCGACGCAACCTAGTGCTGGACGTAGGTGGCAATGTCGGTATGTGGTCTATGCACTTCGCCCGTGCTTTTGACCGCGTTGTGGCCTACGAGCCTATCGAGATTAACCAGCGGTGCTTTATGCTCAATACCATTGAGCATCCAGAGAAGCCTACGCCCAATGTCGAGCTACGGCGTGTGGCTCTCGGCAATGCAATTGGCGAAGTGGTCATGGAGTATCGCCCCGAAGTTACATCGGGCACTCATGTCGCCTCGGAAGATACCGCAAAGCGAGAGGCGTCGTCCATCAACTACACCGTGCCTTTAACTACGCTCGATGCAGAGAACCATCCTTTTGTAAGCGCGATCAAGATGGACGTAGAGGGGTATGAATATCCCATCGTTCTTGGTGCTGAAGGCATGATCCGGCGGTGCAAGCCTATTATTTGTATCGAGCAAAAGCCGTGGGATATTTTTGAGTGGAAGCAGTATGCGGCACTCGAATTGCTTTTGTCTTGGGGCGCCACGGTTAAGCAGCGCGTCGTTGACGATTTTATTCTTGGGTGGGATTGATGGTGCCGACCATCTATATGGGCTTCGATAGCCGAGAAGTCGAAGCGTATAAAGTAGCAGAGTTCAGTTTGAAGCGGCGGGCCTCTGTGCCCGTCAGCGTTGTCCCTCTCAAAATTAACGACTTACGCGATCAAGGGATGATTTGGCGTCAGACTGAAACGCGAGAAGGCAAACTGTGGGACGTGATTTCAGAAGCCCCGCAGGCAACAGAGTTCGCGATCAGCCGGTTTTTGACTCCAATCCTGCATAGAGCAAAATATGGTTATGCAGGATGGGCCGTCTTTGTCGATTGCGATGTCCTATTCTTAGATGACGTTGCAAAACTGTTTGACTTGCTAGAAAGCAAGTATGCAGTGATGTGCGTCAAGCACCAGTATAACCCATCCACCCTGCTAAAGATGGATGGTCAAATCCAGACTAGCTACAGTTTCAAGAATTGGTCCTCAGTCATGGCGTTCAACTGCAATCATTTTGCAAATGATTGCTTGAACCTTGCACATATCAATTCTGTGCCTGGGCGAGATTTACATCGGTTTGACTGGATTAAAGACCCAGACAAGCACATCGGCGCGCTACCACAAGAGTGGAACGCGCTTATCGGTGAGCCGGGCTACGATATCCAGACGGCAAAGATTGCCCACTATACGCTAGGTGGCCCTTGGATGGGCAACACCATTTCACCTGAAGCGGATGCTGTTTGGCTTGACGAACGAGATGCCTTTGTAAAGTCTGGCGGAAATTGATATAACCCGAACCTTCGGATGGGGTGGAAGTTATGGCTCTTATTCTTGAAGATGGTTCGGGTAAAACCAATTCTCAGACATACGTTCTTGGCGCGGACGTTGCAGCGTATGCACGTCTCTATGGCCTCGCTCCTCCGGTATCAGCGGATGCGGATATTATGAAGGCTATGCGCTATGTCGAAGGTGCATATTACGAACGCTGGGTCGGGCTCAAAAAGACAGAAAATCAGGCCCTTTCTTGGCCCCGCGCATATGCTGTTCGCCGCGATGGCTGGACAGTTGATGAAAGCGAACTTCCAAAAGAATTGAAAGACGCGGTGTGCGCTTTAGCACTTCGGTCACGTAATGGGGAGAACCTTATCCCTGATTTGACGCGCAGCGATTCCGTTCTCGAAGAACAGATCGGGCCAATTCGTGTGAAGTATGATTCTAGGGCGAGGTCTTTGCCCTTATTTCGGGACATCGAGTTCATCCTAAAGCCTATTTGCCAACCCCTTGGTTTCCCACAGATCGTCAGGACATGAGCGCTAGTATTTTTGAACGGCTTCGCGACGGAACAGGTCTTCGCCTACTTCAGAAATACGGCGACGTTTTCCGAGTATCGAGACAAGGCGATCAAGTATTCAATCCCTCAACGGGGTCGGTCACTGCAAGCACGGCCACACAAGATTTACGCGGAAAATCTTTTTCGCGTGATAGTCGTTTTGATGACCCCGAGTTTGCTGAAACCTCTGAAGTCGAAATTTATTTGACTGCTAGTGGCGCGTCGTTCGCACCAAAGCCAGGGATGACAATCGGCTCTCCTGCATCAACTACTGAGCCGTATAAGATTACACGAGTGCAGGCGATACCGGAAAGTGGCACAGTCGTCATGTATCGACTTTTGGCTCAAAAATAATGTTCGCACAGCAAGTTGCTAATTTCGCCCAAAGGACGGAACGCCGACTTGCTAGAACGGTTTCTGGCGCTGTGACTAAACTCGCCACGAACATCATCAAAGCCACGCCGATTGACCTTCCCTTTGGTATGCACGACCCCGATAGCGTAGGTCGGGCAAGAGGCGGATGGGTTGCTGGATTTGATACCAATCTAAATTCTAATGCCTACCGCTTAGACTCAACAGGCGAAGCGACTTCTCGGGACGCGGCTGCTAACTACGCGCTCTATTCCCCCCGTGTCCACACCACGCTCTACCTTGTTAATACGGTTGGATATATTGGTAAATTGGAATTTGGCGGGTATGATTTTGACAACGAACGCCGAGTCAAAACGCTACCCTCTGGGTTCTCTTTCCAAGCCCCCTATGGCATGATGCGCGTTAATGCCAAGGCGTGGCCTTCTCTCGTCTCCAATGCGGCCCGCGTGGCTAGGACAGTTCGATGAGTTTGAAGTCAATCCGTAACGCCCTGAACGCGCGTCTCAACAGCCTTTCTTCGCTTCCTAGTGTGGCGTGGGAGAACGTATCTTTTACGCCCAAGACTACGGAAATCCATTTGCGGGTGAACTTCTTACCAGCACCGACGCGCCCTGCCGCCAACCACAGGAGCGCCATGGATTTCGAGAGCGGCGTCTATCAGGTTGATGTTTATGCGCCCCAAGACCAAGGCCCTAATCCGGCTTCTGACTTGGCGGAGAGGATCAGGGCGCATTTCTATCGCGGCCTTGTCCTGACAAGCGACTCAATTTCAGTCAACATCGAAGCCACGCCGAGCATGGCGTCGAATGACCGAGAAGGCCCGTTCTGGCGTATCCGACTGACTGTTCCTTGGTTCTCCTACGTCCCCACTTAAGCACGCATTGACTTGCTAGGAACCATTCAATTATACGTGGAAAGGTATATATTTTTTAGCGGCAACGCATTTTTGCCGCCCTAAGTTCTTAGGAGAACAACATGAGCGGTTCAATTGCAGCGGGTTCGCTTACTGAACTGGGGTATATTGCGGAAGTGAGTTTCGGCTCTACCCCTGTCAGTTCTGCTTTTCAGCGAATCCGGGACGTAAGTTTCTCGGTCAATCTTCAGAAGGAAGCCTATCAGTCGGAGGAGCGTCGCTCTGACCGTATGCGCCAAGATGTGCGCCACGGCTATCGCTCCGTCACCGGCGACATTGTTGGCGAGCTTTCTCAGCAGTCTTGGGATGACTTTATCCAGGCCATCATGGGCGGCACTTGGGCAACCGGCGCTTCGGCTCCTTTCTCCAGCGTCGCTTCCAACTCTGCCACCAACCGTATTACGGTGGGCTCGGCCAACTTTCCGACGCTTGGAGTTCGCGTTGGCGACGTTTTCGCAATCACCGCAACCCCCGCAGTGGCGGGTCTGACTGATCGCTTCTTCACCGCACTGAGCGTCGGCGTGTCCACCATCGAGGTTGAGCCCGGCACTATCGGGACCACGGCTACCGCTTCTGCTACTATCTCGGTTGCAGGCCGCAAGGTTGCCATCGGCAACACCTATCGCTCTTTCACCATTGAGCGTTGGTTGTCAGACCGCAACCTATACCAGCAGTTCCGTGGCGTCCGTATGAGCCAGATGACTATTTCCATCCCGGCTTCTGGCATGGTCACGGCGACCTTCAGTGTCGTTGGCCGCGACGGCACCTCGTTCTCCTCCACCACTGTCGCTTCTGGCTACACCGCGACCCCGCAGACCACCCCGTTCGCCGCAGTAAACGGCGAAATCTATGAAGGCGGCGTTGTTCTTGGCCTCGTGACCGCCGCCGAAATTTCTATCAACAACACTTTGGCGGGGCCGCAGGTCATCGGCACCGACCTGACCCCTGATATTCTTTTCGGTCGTTTCGCTGACGTAAGCGGCACGATCACGGTGTTGTTCACCAGCCCAGACATGCACAGCAAGTTTGTGACCGAGACGGAAACTACGTTGATTATCCGTCTACAGAACAAGGATGCGCTTGACAGCACTACGGAGTTTGTAAGCATCGTGTTGCCCCGTATCAAGTATAGCGGCGGTGACGTTGATGACAGCCCTGATACTGGCATCACAGTGACCATGCCTTTCGTGGCGCTGAAGCCTATCGCTGCCAACGTCACGCAGGGCACTTCGTCTATTTCTATTCAACGCGGTAATGCCTAATGGGGTTCTTGTCGATGGCAAAGGGGCAACTCTTTGCCATCGACAGGGCTTAGTGGCGGGATGCGGGGAGTAGGAAATGAGTGGCAGTATTGCGGCTGGATCACTTGTAGAATACGGATACACGTCTGAAGTCGTTTTTGGCTCGACCCCAACTGGCCGCGCTTTCAAAAAAGTTCGCGACGTTGGCTTTTCACTAAACCTACAAAAAGAAATTTACCAATCCGAAGAACGTAAAACAGACCGTATGCGCCAAGACGCGAGGCACGGGTATCGCTCCGTAGCTGGCGAAGTGAACGGTGATATATCTGAGCAGTCATGGGATGATTTCCTAGAGGCAGTTATAGGGGGCACTTGGGCTAATATTACCCCTGTGTCTACTACCCTCAATATCAGCATCGACTCTACTGCCAATAAGATCACTTCGCTAACTTCTTCTTTTGATTTTCTTACCAGCGGAATTACGGTTGGCGACGTATTTTTTGTCGTAACAAACCCCGGTCCCGTCTCTGGCTTTAGCGGTGAATACCTCACAGTATTGAGTGCCACTGCTTCTACGATTGAAGTTGAGCCAAATACGATTACGACAACGGCGGCATCTGTCTCGGTTGCTCGGATTTATGAAGTAGGCCGCAAAGTTTCTATCGGCAACACATACCGCTCTTTCACCTTCGAGCGTTGGTTGACTGACAGGAACCTATATCAGCAGTTTCGCGGCGTCCGTATAAACCAAGTCACTTTTTCTATCCCCGCCTCTGGCCTTGCTTCCTTGACCTTTGGTGTTTTAGGGCAAGACGCAACTATATTTTCTTCTACTACGGTCGCCTCAGTTTACTCAGAAGCGCCGCAGACAACGCCTTTTGCTGCGGTAAATGGTGCGTTGTTTGAAGGAGGACAGGTTCTAGGCCTCGTGACGGCTGCGGAAATCACCCTCAACAACAACATGGCTTCTTCTCAAGTTGTCGGCTCCAACATCGTTCCTGATATCTTGTTTGGCAGATACGCGGACGTGACAGGGACCATCACGGTTCTTTTCTCTGACGCAAGCGCACTTAATAAGTTCGTAGACCAAATTGAATCTAGTTTGGTTATCCGCCTACAAAATAAAGACGTGCTTGACCAAGACACGCAATTCATCAACCTCGTTCTGCCGCGTATCAAATACTCCGGGGGCGATATTGACGACGGTGTAGAAGGCGGTGTGACACTGACTTTGCCGTTTATTGCCTTGGCCCCTCTATCAATTAATCCAGCGCAGGGTTCTACTTCCCTTTTCATTCAAGCAAGCAACGTTGTCCCTCGGACTGAGGTGTTCAACTTTTTGTCTGGCGTGCCTTCTGGCTGGACCTACAGCCGCGCTAGTAACGCCACCTATTTCAGCAGCACAGGTGTTCTGACTGTTGCGAGTGCGGATGTGGCGCGAGTTGATTACGACCCAAGTGGGTTGGCGGTGCGGGGTCTGCTCTGTGAACCAAGCCGGGTAAATTCTATCAGAAACAATACAATGGTGGGCGCAGTCGCAGGCACTCCTGGCACTGACCCATCCACAGGATGGTCAACTACGGGCGTGGGCGGAAACGTCACCCTTAAAACAATCGTTTCTATAGGAACAGAGGATGGTATAGAGTTTATTGACTACCGATTCACAACTTCTGGCGCCGCTATAATAGATATAAGCATGATGGGGGGCTATACAACTACTGCATCTACAGGAGAAAGCTGGACAACAGCCTCTTATTTCAAATTAGCAGGTGGTTCTCTTACTAACGTATCTGAAATGCGGATTAGCGTGACGGACAGCAGCGGCTCGTCTTTTACTGCTTTCACCCCTACTAATGCCGCACTTAGAACTCAGCGTGTCACTCACGCACGGGTTCTCGGCACTACGACATCTGTCGGCAATCTTACCCGTATTACAACGAGCGGCGTGGCTGACTTCACGCTTCGCGTCGGTCTTCCACAACTTGAATTGGGCTCGTTCGCTACAAGCCCTATTAGAACTTCAGGCGCCACTGTAACCCGCGCCGCTGATCGTTTGACATACAACCTCGCTGCCAACGCGCCTTGGTTTCAATCGTCAAGCGGATATACATACGGGATGGAATATATCACCCCAAGTTTGACAGAAACTAGCCAAGTAATATTAGGTGTCTCTACCGGTTCTTTCCAAAATTCAAATTATTTTGACGGCAATAACTCTTTCGTCCATTTGGTTAACGGCATAAGCGTGACCTCGTTTTTTGACACGCGTATAAACGCGCCACTTCAGACCAACAAGGTCGCCGCCACCGTCAATTTCAGGGAAATTCTTTTTACTGTGAACAACAGCAGCGGCACCGTTTTGTCCAATCCAGGCTACCCCAACATAACGACGCTCGCAGTTTTAAGCTCGCCATGGTCGCCAGCAGGCAACTACAGAGCGGGGTGGGCCCGCACCGTCACTCTAAGCAACTACCGATACACTGCCGCCGAACTTCGGAGCCTTACGACATGAGTAAATATATCTACTCTTTCCACCGCTTTGACGATAGAGATGCTTTTCTTCAAACATGCCTCGACGCAGGTTTTCAATTCTATGAAGGCGCCCCTTGCCCGAATGAAGGCGACGCTATTGACGACATCGGCACTCTGGTTGACCAAGAGAGTGAGGATGACCCCCCTATTGTTCTGCCAGGATATCATGTTAACATGGCTTGGAAGAACGGGATGAACCCTGCATTTGCGGCTTCGGAAGTCTCCCCGCAAAATCCACGCAGGCTTTGGTTTTAACTTATTCAGTGATGGGGTGAAAAAGCGAGGCGATGAGCGGTAGTATCGCAACAGGCTCGCTTGCCGAATACAGTTATGTCGCGGAAAGCGTCTTTGGCTCTACGCCTGTAGGCCAACCGTTTAAGCGTATCCGCGATGTAAATCTTAACGTCAACCTACAAAAAGAAATCAGGCAACCAGACGCGCGGCTCTCATCTCGTGTGCGGCAAAATCTATTTCATGGTTATAAAAGCGTATCTGGTGATATTTTAGGCGAAATTTCAGAACAGTCTTGGGACGATCTGCTTGAGGCAGCTATTGGGGGGACGTGGGCGACCGCTGCTCCTATTGCGAGTGCGTTTACGGCGAGTGTTGATGCAGCGAACAGCCGCATCACTTGTGCAACTGCGGGATATAACCTGATATCTAATGGTTTCAGAGAAGGCGAGATTTTCTATCTTACCTCCCCAAACGGACCAGTGGCAGGTATAACAGGCGTGTACCTTACCGCAGTCAGCGTTTCTTCTTCGACAATCAAAGTGGAGCCAGGAACCCTTACCTCTACTTCTTCAAGTGTGGCTGTCAATCGCGTATATGAAGTAGGGCGCAAGGCATCTCTTGAAGGCACGTATCATTCCTTTACTATTGAACGTTGGCTTTCAGACCTCAATCTCTACCAGCAGTTCAGGGGTATCCGAGTTAATCAAACCACGTTCTCTGTGCCCGCTTCTGGCCTCGCTACTCTTTCTTTTAATCTCATAGGCCGAGACGCTTCTTCTTTTTCCTCTACAAGCGCCATATACGCGGGAATCCGCGTTACAGAAAGCGGGGATATAAGGGTAGGTGAGAGCGGTGATTTTCGTATCACCGAAAACTATCCACCACCCGATACCGAACAAACAACGCCTTACACCGCCATAAATGGCACACTTTTTGAAGGCAGCAATGTCCTTGGCGTGGTTACTGCGGCTGAAATTTCGATCAACAACAGCATGTTGGCGCCGCAGACGGTGGGCTCCGAAACTGTATCTAATATCTTCTTCGGACGTTTTGTAGAAGTAACGGGGCAGATTAGCGTTCTTTTTTCAAGTTCATCCGCTTTCGATAAGTTTATCCAAGAGACAGAATCCAAACTTATACTGCAATTGCAGAATACACAGGCCCTAGACGCGGATACAAAATTCATAAGCATCGTCATCCCGCGTCTGAAATATTCTGGTGGAGAAGTAGATACTTCTTCGGATAGCGGGGTTACTGTCTCACTTCCATTTGTGGCGCTGACGCCGCTCGCTACAAACGCGCAACAGGGCACAGCGCCTATTTATATCCAAGCAAGCAACTTAGTCCCTAGGACGCAGACTTTTAGTTTTCTAACTGGCGTGCCTTCAGGATGGACCTACAGCCGCGCCAGCAACGCTACATATTTCAATAGTTCAGGTGTTTTGACCATTGCGAGTGCGGATGTTGCGCGGGTTGACTACGACCCAAGTGGCCTGTCCCTGCGTGGTCTAGCGCTAGAACCCTCCCGCACAAATTGGGTTCGCAACAGTATTGCTAGCGCCGCAGTAGCAGGAACGCCAGGGACACTACCTACGACTTGGGGCGGGGGCACTCAAACAAGTGTAACTCGGCAAATCGTGGGGACCGGCACCGAGGATGGTATCGAATATATTGATATACGGTGGGCAGGAAATGGCGGAGAAGCGGCTTTTGAATTATCCCTAGACGGAGGGACTCATGCTTCCGCGGCAAACGGACAGGTGTGGGTGGGCTCCGTTTTTCTAAAATTAGTCGCGGGTTCTTTTACAGGTTTAGGGGGAATAGGTCCGAGAGTTTATGAGTTCCCCGGTGTTTCTCAAACTACGGTCGATATAAGAAGCACAGTAACTGGCGCTGCACTTAGAACGCAGCGGGTTACTGTATCGAGGACCAATATAAACGCGGGCACTACATTAGAGCAAATGCGGTTCCTTATAACCCCATCAGCAACAGCATGGGACTTTACGTTGCGTTTTGGCCTACCACAACTAGAACTAGGCAATACGATCACCAGCCCGATCAAGACTTCAGGAGCAACAGTCACCCGCGCTGCTGATCGCTTAACTTATAGTCTAAGTGCAAATGCACCTTGGTTCCAATCACCCAATGGATATACGTATTCGGTTGAATTTTTGTCTGCAAGCAACTCGCAAGGTAGTGGCGTAGTATATGCTGGGACATCAGGCGGCTCTTTTAGCAATACATCATACTTTACTGAAAATTTTACATACATCATAAATGGGGTAGGAGACACAGGCGTTAGTCTAACCGCTCAACTACGCCCCGCTTTCACCGCCAATAAAATAGGCGCCTCAATCAATTATGCAGGTGCCCGATATTCAATAAACGGAGCAGCACTTACCGCATCTACGTTTGCACGCGCAGGCTATGCCGCTATGACAAACGTAGCGGTGTTAAGCGCTCCTTGGGCTGCGGGCAACTACGTCATTGGCTGGGCGCGCTCAGCTACACTCTCAAACTTCTTTTACTCTGACAGTGAATTACGCGCTCTTACGACTTAAAATACGTTTGCGCTTGACTTGGCGTTGTTCCTTTGCCAAAACACTTTTGGTCCCACCTTGAAAAGACCCAGGAGGTCTCGCTTCTCATGTCACTAGACGCCCTCGCCGTCGATGTTTCCAACGCCGTCCCTATCACCATCCTACACCCAAAGACGCGCCAGCCTTTGCGCGACGCTGCGGGTAAGGAAGCCTTCATTTCCGTGGTCAGCCTTGACAGCCCCGAAGTGCAGAAGGTGCAGAAGGCAGCACTCAACAAGCGCCTGAAGATGCGCGGTCGCGTCACCATGACCGCTGACGAGCTTGAGGCTGAGCGTGCTGAGGCCCTTGTTGCTGCCACGAAGGACTGGTATCTGGTAGGTCTTGATGGCTCTCCGCTGAACGCGCCGCTGAACGATACGACTGCGCGCACGATCTACTCGGACCTTCGCTTCTCGTGGATCAAGGAGCAGGTTAGCGAGGCGCTTGACGACCGCGCCACGTTTCTTTGAAGATAGCTTAACTTTTCTCAAAGAACATGCGGAACGTTATTTCGCGCTTAATCTGAAGAAAGAAGACGGGTCGAGTGAGGCGGATAGCCTCACTCGCGCCCTGTCTGCGGTTAGCCGCAGAACGGATAGCGCCTCAAAGCAGCAGAAACTTGTGATTGAGGCGCGGCTAGACTTGCCACCCATGCCAGAAGAATTTACTTTTGCGTGGGGGAGTTTCGTTGACCTACAATCAACCCGTGGGTCAAATGGGTTCTCGTCAAACCCGATCACTTATTTAGAAATAGAAGCCTATATCCGCCTATCCGGCCGCGTATTGCTTCCGCATGAAATACGCGCTATAAAAGTGATTGACACCGCATTTCTTGAAGCCCAAGCCGACCTCGCCAAAGCCGCCAGGGCCGCTAAAGATGCGTCAAAGAAATCTGAACAGATGCCTGCGCCAAAGAGATCGACTAGACGGGGGTAGGGTTGTCGGATTCAGTTGCTAATCTTACAGTCAAAGTTGATACCAAGTCGGTCAGCGCCGCAGTAAAGGCGCTTGACGCGCTTGCTGCGACTGCGGCTAAGGTAGAGAAGTCTGTAAGCAATATCGGCGCGGCGTCTGCAAAACAGTCTCAGTCCTCGCAGTCTCTTGAAAAGTGGGCTTCAAAGAGCGAGAGCGCGTTTGCAAAAATGGAAAAGCGCCTTGAGGATGGCGCTAAGAAGTATGAACAAATTACCCGTCTAGTTAATAAACATGCTTTGTCAGAAGGTATGCGCGCGGATACTATGAACCGCGTCAATCGTGCTTTTGAGCAGTATAACCGCGTGGCAAGCAACGTCAATGCGACTACAATTCAGATAGACCGAGCAACGCGCCGCTACAATCAAGCGATTGAGCAGACTAAGACAGGTATTGAGGCTGTAGTTAGACTTGAGAGGCAAAAAGCCGAAGCACTTCGCAGAAGCGCTAAAGAACAAGAAAATACTTCTCGGGCAATTAGCCGGGATACACAACGCCAAGTTAAAGATGCTCTTGCTTTTGAACGGATTATGCAGCAAGCGCAGACCCGCGTTGCTGGTATATCTCTGCGCGCTAGTAGGCAGACTCCATTGGAGCAAGCCTTTCGTATCGACGCCAATGCGCAACGGGCACTGAACCAATACGCTTCAACACTCAAACAATACGGGACGGGCAGCCTCCAAGCAGAGACAGCTTCTGGTAAATTTAACCGTTCTATGCAGGCTTTGAGCAACGAAATTGCTAAAACTGGCGGCCTTCTCACGCGGGTGAGCGACAACGCACGCGTCTTTTCTGCGGCCTTTGGCGCAGCCAACGCCTCCCTAGGCGGCTTTAGTCGCGTAGCGTTCAATACCTCGGCTGCACTGAGCGCGCTTTCAGGCACCCTCGCATTGCGTGAGATTATTCAAGCGGGCTTGGTAATTGATAAGTTTGTCAACACGCTCAAAACCGTTTCCGAGGGCACACTTGGTTTTCAGCGTAATCTAAACTTCCTTTTTGCCGAAGCTGACCGAGTTGGTTTCGCTGTCGGTGACGTAGGCAACTCGTTTGCACGCTTGTCTTTGGCGATGAAAGGTGCCGGGTTTGAAGGTGGTCAAACCAGAGAGACGTTCTCGGAACTGGTGGGTGCTTCAAGAAACTTTGGTCTGTCCGCTGCGGACACTATGGGTGTTATTCGCGCCCTTGAACAGTCGATGTCCAAAGGCAAGTTTATGGCTGAAGAAGTGCGAAATCAGATGGGCGACCGCCTGCCTGTCGCTATGGCCGCTCTTGAGCGTGCGGTAACGAAGGTCGATGGCAAGCAATCTGACCTGAATAAACGGTTTGAAGAAGGCACGATTGACGTTCAGCGATATGCGGTGGAGTTCGTAAAGCAAATCTTCGCCATGTCTGGTGGCGCGGAAACTTTGGGCCGCACGTCACAGTCTGTTGGTTCTGCGTTCGGCAGGCTCACGACCGAATTGACCAAAACCAATATGCTTTTCAAGGAAGCGGGTTTTGATGAAGCATTGATTTCTACTACTGACCAAATCCGCAAGTTGATTGAAACTGCCCGTGAGTCTGGCGCGGTGGAAGTGCTGGCTAAGGCGCTCGCAACCCTCGCCAACAATCTTGATTTGGTGGCGGGGGCGCTTACTGCTTTGGCGGCAGGTAGTCTGCTCCGTATCCTTGCACTGTTGGCTTCCAAGTGGGTGGCTATTGGCCTCGCTGTTGCGGCGGTCGGCGCAGGCATCGCGGGTTTGATGCGCGGGCCAGCAAGAGACTTGGATCAATTCGACAAAGCAGTAAAGCAGTTTGATAAAACATACGCGAATTTGTCCGACCGCATCAATGCGGTAAATGCCTCTTTGATAACTGGCACTTCGCAAGCAACTGCGAGTGCAGAAAGTGATTTTGAAAAGCTGATCGCTTCTTACAGGAAACTCGGATACGAAGCCTCCAAGGCGCTGGTGATGGCGCTTAAAGTGCAGGAAGAAGAAACTAAGAAGGGCGTAAAAGAACTTGGAACTCAGGTAGAAGAGGCCCGGAACCGCCTCTCTTCTATTATGCCAAAAGCGGAGTTTTTTGATGTTGTCAGTTCCTTGCAACAAGCAGCAGGGGCGCTTCCCGCGTATAACACTCAAATTCTTAAGGCTGTGGACAACCTAAACGTTTGGTATGACAGTGTCAAAAAAGGAGAAATGCCCCTAGCGGATTTTGTAAAAGAACTCTCTAAAATTCAATTAGAAATGAAAGGTATTATCGAAAAAGCACCAGACGGTTCAGGATCGCTATCTGCGTTCTCTAACGCAGCTGCAAATTTTATAAAGGTTATCGAAAGCCCCGTCAATTTGCAGAATATAGGTAACGCTATTTCTGAAGTTCTCCGGTTGACTGGATTGCTTGGCATAGCCCAACGAGGTTTAGAAACTCTTACTCAGCGTCGTCAAACTATCGAAGGTGGTCGTCCCCTAGACCTAGTTCCCCCTGGGGAAGAGACTCCTTCTACTACGCGAGGCGTCGGACGCCCCATCGCACAAACATACCGCCGCGCCGAGGACCAACGGTCTGAGGCCGCACGACTGAAGGTTCTCCAAGACGCGTATAGACAACTCTACCCGAGCATCCGCGCATTAACAGACGCAAAAGCATTTGAAAAAGAAGTTACTGACCGCGCAGCTATGGGTGAGCAAAAATATATTGATATCAAAGCAGACTTGGACGCGGCTAATAAAAAGGCAACTAGCTCCACCAAGGAGTCGAGTAAAACCAATAGCAAATACACCGAAACGCTAGAAATCGAAATAGCAACGCACCAAGGGCTCTTAGAAGCCTACAAGCAAAGCACGCTTGCTGGCGACGATATGGAAGTGCAGATCAAGGCGCAGACCAAGGCGCTTGATTACGGCACCAAGGGCTCCGAAGAATATAGAAAAGCACTTGCGGCCATCTTGCCTCTGATGCGCCAAAGGTCAGATCAAGAAAAAGACACCGAGGCGGTAAAAGCCAACACCAAACAGCGCGAGCAAGAAATCGCTCTACTTGAAAAAGAGCGAAGCCTTATTGGAATGAACATAAATCTGCGAGAGCAGGAGCTTGCCGCTTTCCGCGCTCGCCAGCAAGCTGAAGGCCGCGCTCCTGACGTTATATTGGCGGCAGAAGACCAAGCTCGCAAAATTGTCCGCATTCGTCAAGAAACTGACCAACTCGACAACTCTTATAAAGAGATGGCCAACATCGGCGTTCGCGCCTTTGAGCAAGTTGGCGACGCCATTACAGAAGCATTTGCTAAGGGCGAAATCCGCGCTCTTAACTTTGGCAACGTCATCCGTGGCGTCATGTCGTCCATTGTCCAGTCTATCCTACGCCTTGGCGTCGTAAACCCGATCATCAATTCGATCTTCTCTGGCACCATGCTCCCGACTTTGGGATTGGGCCTATCAGTCATGGGCGGTGGGGGCGCTGCGGCAGCGGGGGCTGCGGCGGGTGGCGGTGGCGGACTTGGTAGCCTGCTCGGCTTAGGCAGTCTTACAAGCCTTCTGCCGGGTGGTAGCGTCGGCGGCATGTTCTCAGGCGCCAGCAATTATTTGTTTGGCACAGCACCAGTCACTACCATGATGCCCGGATTGTTGGAGCCAGGCATTGCCTCTGGTTACGGCGGGATGACTACCGCAGGAACCCCCGGCCTGTTCGGCACCGCAGGCTCGGCCTCGCTTGGCAGCGTGCTAGGTGCGGGGGGCCTCGGCTTCGGCGCGGGCATGTTCACCAATTCATTACTTGGCGGCAACCAGACAGGCGGTATGGTCGGCTCCGCGCTTGGCACCGGCGCCGGTATTGCTGCGGCGCTGGCGATGGACTTGGCACTGCCCGGCGTTGGCACGCTTCTGGCGGTGCTTGGTGGTGCCGCTGGTGGCGGTCTAGGCGGCCTCTTCGGCCCCAAGGAATCGAGCCGTGGCTTTGGTTACGCCCTGCGGTCGCAGGATGGTCAACTTGCCATGACGGATACATACTACAATGAGCAAGGCCGCGCTCAGTTTGAAGAAGCAAATGCTAAGATACCGGCTATCAACGCCTATCTAAAGCAACGTGGCCTCACAGTATCCGGCGTCCGCGCTGTGGGCGGCAACAAGTATGGTATGGGCAACCTCGGCTATGGCGAAGCGGCAAGTTTCAACGAAGCTCTCGGTTCTCTAAAGTTTGCTGCTACGGCCAACGAAGAACTGAACAAGGCGCTTTCAACCCGTTCCTTTGCCGGTCCTGAAAAGCTGCAAGAGTTTGTAGACAGCTTTATCGCCCTACAAGACTCCATTAAAGGCTTGACCGCGGACCCTGTGCCTGAGTTCAAGAAGCAGATGGACGCGCTGATTGACTCCTTCGCGCAAGCCACCGCCAAAGCCCGTGAGTATGGCATTGGCGAAGAAGAACTTTTGGCTGCACGAGACAAGCAAATCGCCAAGCTGGAAGAACAACGTAGCCTGACTATCCGTGATACAGCCCTTGAGATGCACGTGCGCCGTCTCATGGCGGAAGGCATGGACCAAGAGGCGCAGCGCATTGAGCTTGCTTATAAGACCCAGAAGGAAATTGAATCTTTCACCGCCTCACTTGACGCGCTAGGGATCACGGCGGGAGAAAAGTCTCGACTGCTTGTTGAACTTGAAAGGACACAAGCCGCAGAACGAGTTAAGATTCTGAAGGATTCTAATAAGAATATCCGCGATTATCTTGATTCGCTTCGCACTAGCAGCCCGCTGTCAGGCACAACAACCATGGGGCGCTTGGGCGCCGCACAAGAACTATTTACCCGTGACTTGGCGGCGGCCCAAACGGGCAACGTGGATGCGCTCAACCGCATCACGCAGTCGGCAGACACGCTTCTAAATCTAGCCCGCGAAGTATACGCCTCTACAGGCGGCTTCCACGATATCCGTGGCCGTGTTGTCTCGGGCCTAGAATCTCTTTCCACCATGACTGCCTCGCAGCAGAGCCTTCCTGATTTGGCGAGCGTGCCCTTGGTCGCAGAAATGACCAACCTACGCACCAACGCCGCGATTGCCGAGACGGCAGAATATACGAAGCGGTTTGATAGCAAGTTGGCTGAGTTGCTGCCAATCGCAGAGGCGATCCAGGCTGCGGTGGAACAGGCAAACCAAAGCGTATCAATTTCTTCAGGAAGCGTAGGTTTTGGGGAGTATACGGGTCCAGATTCCAATTCGAGCGGTAGTTTCGGTGGAAGCATAGAATCACATGGCGCGATGCCTGCCGCACTAGGCGCCGTCATGAAATATGGCCGCGTCATGGCCTACGCCAACGGCGGCATCCCTGACTACGTGAATAACCCCACGCTTGCGCCTATGGCCCTCTTCGGTGAGGCAGGCCCCGAAGCCATTATGCCCTTGCGCCGTGGTTCTGATGGACGCCTCGGCGTTGAGGTCAACGGTTCCGATAACCAAGCCGTTGTCTCTGAATTGCGCGCAGTCCGCGATGAGATTGTCTCGCTCCGTGAGGTTACGGCGGATTCGGATAGCAAAGAAAGCACAGGGTTAGTTGAAGCCATTGCCGAACTTCGAGTACAGGTAGGAGGGCTTCGTGAAGAACTCCGCACGGCTCGTCTGAGGGCGCAATGAGCGTAACTATTACGGCGGCTAGCGCCGCGATTGAAGAATCTGTTTGGCTTATCGAGATCAACCCTGATCCTGAAGGCGTTGGCGATCCTCGCCCACCCCCTTTATTTATGCCCTCCGGTGCCCCTATGGCAGCGATAGACACACGAGGTTCTTCAGTTGCCACAGCGCCTACTATCGTGGCCTCTGACCGTGGCTGGGTGCAGGAACCCGGTGATACAGGCACCATCGCCGTCTATCCACCCCGTATGCTCGAACCCCCTGCGGTAGAACGCTTCATCCCTGTCTACCCCGGAGAAGGCAGGCGCGCTCAAATCGAATCAGGCGAACTTCGTTTCTCGAACACGGATGGCGCGCTAGATACCATTGCAGGCGAATGGGCGGTGGCGGGGCGCCGGGTCAAGCTAACCAGGGCACCCCACAGGCGCCCCACACACGCCCCACGATCCACTTGGGTAGAGGTTGCCTCCCTTCGCGCCTCAGAAGCCTTTGAGGGCACTGACACCCTTCGTATGCCGCTGCGTTCGGCTGCTGCTGACTTACAGACCACTGCCAATACCCTTTACACAGGGACAGGCGGGACAGAAGGAAGCACGGGCCTTGAAGGCGTGGCTAAGCCGCGTATTTTTGGCTTTGTGCGAAATATGCAGCCCGTTCTGATAGATGACGTAAATCGAATATATCAATTACATGACGGAGCGGTTCAGGAAATTGTAGCAGTGCGAGACGGGGGTCTTGATCTTGTATTAAAAGAGGATGAAAGTTCTTACGCTTCCCTTTTGTCCGATAACCCAGGCACAGGTAAATATACTTCATATAAAGGTGGCGGATTTATTAAACTACACGCCGACCCCGTATTCTTAACTTCGGACGTGCGTGGAGAGACGGACGGGGGCTACGTCTCTACGGCGAGCCACGTCGCCGCTCAAATCTTACGAGTGATTGGCGGTGTGGCGAGTGCGACTGCTTCCTCGTTTACGGCATGGCCTCAAGAGGAGGTTGGCGTTATTGTCCGAGAAGGCACCGTTGAAGACGCTATGAACCAACTAGCCGCAGGCCTTGGTTCCGCATGGTGGGGCGCTAATACGCTTGGTCAGTTTGAAGGCAGCATAATCTACGCTCCTGTCGCCACCACTTCTACTATCGCTATCGAGCCATATATGCAGATCAGCGCACCAGAAGAAACGTCCGGTTCTACGCCCCCTTGGTGGCGGGTAAAGGTGTCGTATCAAGAAATTGAGACGACGCAGGAAGGCGGGGATATAGCCGCAGCAGCTTCTACCCATATACAAGAGTATTATGGGAAGAAACGCCGCTTCGCTGTTGCTTCTGATATTACGGTTAGAACCAGGTATCCCTTGGCGGTTGATGGTCCTGAATTACCAGGGGTTTTGGAATCCCAGACCGCCGCCTCTACTTTGGCGCAGTCTTTGCTAGAAATATACAAAGTGCCCCGCCGCACATGGTCCGCACGTGTTGGTCCTAGGGCGGGGGGCCTTAATTGGTGGACTATTCCAATAGGCACGACAGTTACGCTAAGGTGGCCCGGCATCCCTACGTTGGCAAACGGAAAGGCTTTTATTGTGCGCGGTATCTCTGCTAGAGGCGACTACGCTGAGTTGGAGTTGTGGGGTTAATGGGCGCGGTTCTCTCATGGAAAAATTGGGCGGAGCAAAGCGGCGCTTCGCTGACTGTTTCCAGCGAAGCCACAGGGCTTGGGCCGCGCGGCATGCTCACGCCACAGGTGCAGAATTATTGGCGTAGTGGCGATTGGAAACAATTTGCAGATGTTGTCATAGACCTTGATTTTGGCGTCAGTAGGGCGGTCAAAGTCATTGCATTTGCAGCGCCCCGCGACGGTGCTTTACCCCCGTCTGGTGCCACCGTTGCTATTAGAGCAAGCGTTTCAAGCCAAAGCGGCACAGATGCCCTTAACCTTACTGCAACTAGTTTTACGCTTAATCCTTGGGGTGTGTGGGGTTGGCGGTCTGCAACAGGCATCACAGCGCGCTATGTGCGTTTGACTTTTGAAAGCCCCGTGCCCCCGCTGTCCTCAGAAAATAGTTATTTGCAGCTTGGCAGACTGTGGGTTGGCGACGGCCTAGTAACTACTGACTCTTACGCTTATGGCCATGCTCGCTCTTTCCGTGATTCTGGCCTTTCAAGCAGGGCAGGGCTGACCGGCGTCCGTTATGCCACGCGAGGTTTGCCTTACCGCGTAGAGCGGATTGCTTTCCCTATTTTGACTGAAAGCGAAGCCTCAAGTATCATTACAGCTTCAAGCGAAGTAGGGACAACCGGGCAAGTATTTTTTGCTCGTGAAGAAGACTATCTTGGCGAAGGGTTATTTGGTCAATTTTCGGACGTGCCTGTGGTAAATCGAGAATTGGAAGATTTGTGGACAACCGATTTTCAGATCGAGGAAGATAACTAATGGGCGTCCCTGTTAATGTTGGTGATCGAGTTCTTGTCGCAACGAACACTGCGGGCACAGGGACTTACGATTTAGGGGCAGCAGTCTCGGGGTATCTGACGCCCGCCTTAGCGGGGGTGGTTTCTGGCTCTCGCGTTTCTTACGTAGCAGTGGACAGTCTTACGAACCCTTCGCTTTTTGAAATTGGCGAAGGGACTTATACCTCTGCGGCCACGCCAACCGTAAGTCGAACGCTTATTGTCCGCAACAACACAGGGGGGACTTCGGCTGTCAGTTGGTCCTCTGGCACAAAGTATCTGTTCTTTGCCCCGTCAGCTTCTCGCTTTGTCATGTATGATAGCGACGGGGTGATGTATGTATCGACTTATGTTGCGTTCGCAGACGGCGGCTCTCAAAGCACAACGGTAGTATCCCCGGTTACTGATCGAGATACTGGCCTATTCTTTCCAGGGGCGAACCGTGTGGCGCTGGCCACAAATGGGTCTAGCCGACTTGAATTTAACGAAACGGGTGCCGCCCTATTTAACAATAGCCACGGCACGAGCGGGCAAGTTCTTCGCACAAACGGCTCTACCACAGCCCCTACTTGGGCCTCGCTTACAGCCGCCAACGTAGGCGCGGTTGATAAAGCGGGCGACGTGATGTCGGGCACGCTATCAGTTAAGGATGTTCTTAGCGTGTATGGCTCCGCAGGAACAGAGCGACAAATGCTCTGGCAAACCGGAAGTTCGACCCGTTGGGCGATGATAGCCAACTCTGCCGCAGAATCAGGGTCCAACGCAGGCTCTAATTTGGTGCTTCGGGCCGTAAGTGACGCAGGGGCATCGTTAGGCGATGTGTTCGAGGTTACACGTTCTACCCGCAAGGCGGATTTCAAAGTAAACCCGTCTATCAACGGTAGTGAGGTTATAAAGGCCTCTGACTATGTGACCAACGCAAGCACTACGGGGAGCATGACATTCCCGAATGGTATCATCCTGAAATGGGGAGGAGGGTCTACATCAGGCGGCACGGCGACCATCACATACGCGACTGCTTTTCCTACTGCTACCTTACGTGTCCATCTTACACTTTCAGGGACCGGGCCAGCAACTGCCAACTCAATAATAGTGGATACTAACCCTTCTAGGACAGCGTTTAACGCTTATAGCCCTGCCGGAGTTGCTTACGGTTTTAACTGGTTGGCTATAGGCATCTGATGCTCAGTCTCGTACCCTCTTTTTTAACCCTACCAGTATTGCTAGTCAGTCTTGTATCCGGCGGATATATCTGGCTCAAGTTTCTCCATGAGCCCGCGATCCGACGCGAGTATGCCGCTGAACTTTCTGTCCAAGTCGCTCAAGAAAGAGCGCGATTGCAGGAACAATCTCAAATCACTTTGGAAGCATATCATAAGACCCAGCAAGAGCGTCAACAGGCTGTGACCGTTATTCGAGAAGGGGTTGCCCGTGCGCCACAATCCGTCTCCTGTGTTTCTTCTCCTGCTATGCGGGCTGCTCTTGACGGCTTGCGTGGGGCCTCCACAGGCTCTCCTACGCCAGCCGATCCCTCAAAGCCTCCTAGCGTGCCCTGATATTCCTAAACCCGCTGAGCGCATGTCTGACACCGAACTCGCATACTGGATTTTAGAACTGAACTCTGTTGCTGCCGAATGCCGTGATAAACTCACCAGTGTGAAGGAGATTCTTGCTCATGAGTAATGAGATTGCCAAGCCAGGGGAATGGAAGCGTAGGCGCCGGATTATCCACGCCACTCTTTCGTATTGCGCCCTTGCCGTCCCGGCGTTGACCGTGTGGAGCCCGGATAGTAATTTGACGCACCAGACAGTCCTTGCCTTGATCGGATTGTCAGGCGCGGTCATAGGTAGTTACGTGTTTGGTGCCGTGTTCGATGACGCCAACGCCCGTAAAAACCAATAAGCCCCGAGTGTATTGATCGGCCTTGCGCTTTTAGGTTATACCTGCATCCCTTGCTTGTCGCCAAACGAGGAGCGCAGCGTCATGCCTATTGATGATCTAGGAGTGAGGGATTTGGCGACTCATGGCGCAGTTGCGGGGGCCATGGGTATCCTGGGCCGCCTTTTAGCCCTTGCTACCTCAGCCCGTAGGCCGAGCGGCTGGAACCTACTTTGGGAAGTCCCTCTCGCTATTGCCATGGGCGTTATAGGTAAAGGCATCGCTGATTATTTTGCTTTGACCGGATTTCCAAATTTTGCAGTCATCATCGCCGTATCATATTCCGGTCCTCGGATTATTGATATCATGCTGTCGCGCTACAACGAGGGTAAGTCTCTTAAAATCACATGACATCATTTGATAAGGCTTTTGAAATTCTGATTGGCCACGAAGGCGGGTATGTAAATGATTTGGCCGACAGAGGCGGTGAAACGAAGTATGGCATCAGCAAACGGGCCTATCCGCATATCGACATTGCTAATCTGACACTTGCTCAGGCTAAGGAAATCTACCGGACTGATTATTGGGACAAAGTAAAATGTTCTTCACTGCCGCCAGATTTGGCCCTTCTTGTCTTTGATGCAGCGGTAAACAACGGGGTGGGCGCTGCTTCTCGATGGCTTCAAGGGGCCGCGAATGTGCCTGTTGACGGCATGGTTGGCCCCAAAACCATCGCCGCGTCGTTTTCTAGTGGCGTGGCAGAACGCTTCCATGCTATGCGCGTTGACGCAATGACCAAAATGCCTACGTGGCCTAATCACGGTCGCGGATGGGCAAAGCGATTAGCGTCGTTGCCTTTTGATGCGGCAGAGATGCTGAAGTAAAACAGGGGTTTTTGAGTGCGAGTCACGTCAGCCGAAGACTTCGCCCGCATTTGGGTTGAAAATGGTTTTTCTCCTACCCAAACGGCTAAAGCTCTCGGCATCCATATCCGCAACGTCCACGCAAGGCGCAGCCGACTTGAGTCTTTAGGCTACGTGCTTCCCACTATCACGGATGACTTGACTGAACGAGATACCGCATACCCTTTGCGGGAAAACCACTTTATTGAAGACGGCACCGCAGTCATTGTGAGCGACCGCCACAAGTGGCCCGGGGACGGGGTGACAGCCGCAGAAGCGGCCCTCTATACCCTTCTGCCCACCTTGCGGCCTGACTTCTTTGTGATGAACGGCGACCTCTTTGACGGCGCCGGTCTTTCTCGCCATCCGCCTTTAGGATGGGAGCGCAAACCTGATGTGAAATCAGAACTCGAAGCCTGTCAAGAAGTTCTTGCCAATATCGAAGGGCTTTTGCTGCCAGGAACGCCTAAGTTCTATACGGTCGGGAACCACTGCCGACGATTTGATTATAAGTTGGCTCTGACTGCTTCAGACTATAAGGGTATCAGCGGCTTTCGCCTCCATGACCATTTCCCGAATTGGAAAATGTCGTGGTCCCTACACGTCAACGCAAACATCCTTGGCGGGCACACGGTTATCAAGCACAAGCATCGCCAAGGCGTAGGCGCTGCCCGCAACAACGCTGTAGTGGCTGGCGTGACCATGGTGACAGGGCATACCCATGCCCTAACAGTGACACCCATTGAGGATTACAGGGGGCGCCGGTGGGGCGTAGAATGCGGCTTCCTGAGCCACAAGCGCCATGCTGCCTTTGAATATGCTGAAGATGCGCCTTCCTATTCGCGGCCAGGGTTTGCAGTATTGACATGGCGCGGGGGTGTGCTATTACCCCCTGAGTTGGTCGAAGTAGACGACGCAGGCGTTGCTTGGTTTAGGGGTGGCGCTGTGGCTGTAAATAAACCACGAGTTAGGGTGAGAGCAAACTATGGAAAAGTTTAAGCCGATTCCGGTTATCGGTCTTTATAGCCCCTACATGCAAGCGGGCAAAAGCACGCTTGCAGAGGCGCTGATCTATGAGCGGGGCTTCACACGGATCAAGATGGCTGATGGCCTAAAGGCCATGTTGAGGGCTCTTTTGGCTTATCAGGGCCTTAACGACGAAGGGATCACTCGGCACATTGAGGGTTCTTCCAAGGGGGAAGCCTCGCCTTGGCTCTCAGGACACACGCCGCGCTACGCTATGCAGACGCTAGGAACGCAGTGGGCGCGCGATTGCATGGGTGAAGACTTTTGGGTTGAAGTGGCTTCTTCCAAAATCAACACGTCTATTGCCGCAGGCGTTCCAGTCGTCATTGATGATATTCGGTTTGAGAACGAATATTATATGGTGCAAATGTTCTCGGCGGGCCTTATGGTTAAGGTCACTCGGCCAGATGTAGACCCACAGGCCAATATGCCTTGGTGGAGGAAAGTCTTTGCCAAGAAGCCGCGAAGCGAAGGCAACTTGAATAAAATGCAATTTGACCTGTCGTTTGTAAATGACTTTTCTGACTCCAAGGCATTCACCAAGAATGCGCTGGATAAGATCGACTCTTATCTTTGGGACTGCGGCTACAAGCCGCGCTGAGAGGATAACATATGCCCCGCAAGAAGCAGGAAGTCGCTAGGTCGCAGTTGATGGCGCAGGCAGAGCGCCTTGCTGAGATTGGCGTTGCCAAGGCCGCCATTGTCTTTTTCGACAATGACGGCGACATGGGTATGTGCTTTGCGGGGGGTATCAGCAACATGGAGCTTGTGTTCGCTTTTGAACAAGCTAAGATGGCTGTGCTAAACGGCGAGCATGAAGACGACGACGAAGACGATGAAGAGTAAGCGTAGCTTAATTAGGTAGAGCGGCCTGCTCATAACAGGCTGGGTGCAGGTTCGAGTCCTGCCGCTTACACCAAAACTAAAGGCACAAAAAAAATGCACGAGAATATTTTTAATACGTTGCGTGTGCTTGCGGTAGACGTAGCTCCGATTAAAAGTTCGCGTATGACGGCAGCTATCGTGCGTGGCAAAGAGATTATATCGTTCGGTGCTAACCAGATGCGGACGCATCCGTTCCAAGCCAAATTCGGGAAAAACCCTGAATCTCTTTTTTGGCACGCAGAGACAAACGCCATTTTCAATGCTTTGCGTGTTGTGGACGTAGACAGCTTGAAGAAAGCAGACCTGTATGTGTGTCGGGTCAAGTATTCTAGCACGAAACGAGAGCAATTTATTTTGGGCAATGCTAAACCCTGTCTAGGTTGCGCTAAGTGCATTGCTGACTTCGGGATAAAGCGGGTGTTCTATACCACCGAAACGGGATATGAATGCTTTTAACTTAAAAGGAAAGAAAGCGATGCGAGTTTTGGTAGCATGTGAGTTTAGTGGCGTTGTAAGGGACGCGTTCAAAGAGCGTGGGCATGACGCGTGGTCTTGTGATTTGCTCCCTACTGAAACCCCTGGAAAACATTTTCAGCAAGACGTTCTCTCTATCCTAGAGGATGGGTGGGATTTGCTGATCGCCCATCCCCCTTGCACACATCTAGCTGTATCAGGCGCAAGATGGTTCAAAGAGAAGCAAGAAGAACAGAAAGAAGCCCTTCTCTTTGTGCGTGCTTTATTAGATGCTCCAATCGCTAGAATCGCTCTGGAGAACCCGGTTAGCATTATTTCTTCTAGGGTTCGTAAGCCAAATCAGATTATCCAACCATGGCAATTCGGGCACGGAGAAACAAAAGCAACTTGCTTGTGGTTGAAGGGGTTGCCTAACCTAGTTCCGACTAATATCGTATCTGGGCGCGAAGCTCGCGTCCATCGGATGCCCCCGAGTCCTGATCGGTGGAAAGAACGATCCAAGACTTTCACGGGTATTGCACAGGCGATGGCAGCGCAGTGGGGTTAGTTTTAAGGAGGCGTGGCGGAACTGGCATACGCGTCAGACTCAAAATCTGATGGCCTCACGGCATTGTGGGTTCAAATCCCACCGCCTCTACCAACAAAAAAAAAGCCGGGCATTTCTGCCCGGCTTTCTTGTTTTAGGCCGCTTGGCTTTAGCCAGCGACGCGAACGGCGAGGGCAGGACGGACTGCCTTGGCACCGTATAGCACGTCCACAGCGAAGCGCTCTTGCTTGTTGTGGCGGGTCACTTCCATACGCATGGTCAGGCCAGACACCGGGTCGGTCATCTGCGAGATGATGGAGCCGAGTTCCGGGCCAGAACCGACACCAGCCAGCGGGCGGTTCACGAAGGCGAAGGCTTCGCGCTGGAAGGCAAGGTTGACCACATGCGAAGCACGCTTGGCCACGTCAGCGCCGCTAGACGCAATCGCCACCAGCGGAGGGCTGATAGAGATAGCAGTCTTGGTGCTGGTGTAGGTAGCGTTGGCCGAAGTCACCACGTAGGTCTGGGTGTTGCCAGCGATGCTGAACACGTCGCCACGGCGCAGGGTGCCTGCCACGGAGGCGAGGATATCCAGCGAGGTAGCGCCAACGGCAGTGGTGGAGGCCACAGTGATGCTTGCAGCGGTGCCAGCGACGTGGGTCACGACGTTGGTGGACTGGAAGAAGTCGAAGCCGAACTTGCGGCCAAGCATACCCTCGATCTTCACTTCCTGATCGCCGGTCTTTTCCAGATCGGACATAGCCGGAATCTGAAGTAGCTGAGCCTCGGCGTCCGGGTTCAGGACCATGCGGCGGTTGCCCATGGGAGAAAGCTGGCGGTTTAGAGCCGCACGAGCGTTCACCACGTCAGCAATGGTGCTGAAAGGGGTCTGGCCAGCAACGCCAACATAGCCATACACGTCCACATACTGGCTGTGGATATAGCCGTCCATGGAGTTGGCTAGGGCACGAACAGTCTCAGAGACGTTCATGGGGAGGAAGGATTCGCTCTCCATGATTTCCATACGCTGCTTGTCAGTGATGAAGAAGGGAACTTCCTTCCACTGGTCAAGGGCGATCTGCACGAGGCCGGGGGTGCTGTCCTGAGCCGAAGCAGGGGTCATGGACGGAGCAACGTCGGTGGCAGTAAAGGTGTTGCTGATCGGGATGTCGATGGTGGAACCACGCATCGCACCTTCAGACGAATAATCAAGGTTGACTAGGCGCGGCATGATCGCCTGCTCGCGTAGAGCAAGAAGACCACGAGCGAGAAGCCGGGGAATGAGGTTTGACAAACTATTGGGCATAGTAATCTCCTGTGCTTATAGGGTTTACCGGCACTCCCGCCGTTGAAACCCGAAGGATTCCGCGAACCGCGCACAACCCACAAGGGAGGCGGGAATTAATTTCGACCCCACAAGGGCAAGAAATGTAAACGCTCTTTTCTTATGGTAAAGTAAACTACAAAGTCAATACCTACGGGGTTTTAGGCCCCGTAGGTATCTGTTTTTGCTTACGCGACCACTGCCTTGCCAGACGCAATCGCTTCAAGATTGCCGCTGATTGCCTTGGCGTCAGTGGCGTTAATCCTAACCGGAGCGCGGTCGCCGCCTCGGCCATTGCCCCCGCCAGCGCCACCGCCAGAAGGGATGCCGAAGAAGAACGGGTTGGTATCGCGTAGCGACTCCACCCACGTATCGAGCGTATGAGGATTACCACTGCGGTCGATCACGTCAACGCCTTCTCGCAAAGCAGGCTTGCCCGTTTCATCGTCAAGATGGAACATCTGCTCGGCCTTGATACGGATATATTCGGCGGCCTCCGGTAGTGCCTTGGCCTTGCTGACGGCGGAAGTCACTTCAAAGTTCAGCCGCTCTGAGCGCCAACGGTTTTGCGCGGCGTCTGCCCGTGCGGCGGCTTCCTGCGCTGCCCGCTCTGCGGCTTCCTTGGCGGCGCGTTCAGCCCCAACCACAGACTTGGTGCGGCGGGTAAGCACGTCCTCAAACGCCGCCTTGCCACCTTCTACAATCATGCGAAGGTCTGCATCGGCCTGCATACGCTCCATAAGATCGCGGGCCTTATTGATATCTTCTTGACTGCCCATATTTTGAATTTGGGCCTCATATGCCTTGCGCCTTTCGCGTTCGGCCTTGACCTCATTCAGAAGTTCATCATTCTTGGTTTTTAGGCCCTGAGTGGCCTTTGTCACTTCTGCGGCAACTAAAGCCGCGATATCAGGGGCGCTACCGCCGCCACCTTCTGCATTATAATTCATTTGGTTCTGAAGGGACCGGATAAACATATTGAAAACTCTCCACAGGAGATCGCAGTTAACCGATGCGATATACGGGCGCGGCTCAGCCGCACGGTTGACTATTAGTGCCTAGATCATTGTATACGGTAAATGCAACACCCTTATGAGGGAAAAGCCATGGCTCCGCCGAAGAAGTATGAGAAAATTGATTTTACGCCGCCGCAAGGCGTGCAGAGCGCTGCTGAGCGTGGGCTCGAACAGCGCCGTAAGTATGGGCGCGGTGGCCTGACTACCGCAGAAGCAGGCAAGCAAGGCATTGGCTCTGGCGTGGCCCGCGCTGCCACATTGGCCGCAGGCAAGGATATTTCGCCCGAAACGGCTAAACGTATGAAAGCCTTTTTTGACCGGCACGGCAATGCGCCGCAAGCTAAACCGGCCGATGGTGGCCCTAGTGCGCGAGCAATCGCTATCAATCTTTGGGGCGGGCGTGCTGGTGAAGCGTGGTCTGGTAAGTTGGTGCGGCAAATGGAAGCCGCTGATAAAAAGGGGAAGAAGTGATGGACAAGCCACTTTGGGAAAAGAAGAACCCCCGCAGGCGATCCACGGCGCTTAGCCCGCAAGACAAAGCGGCAGCCAAGCGCCGTGCTGAAAAGGCAGGCCGACCCTATCCGAACGCGGTGGACAACATCGCGCAGGCTCAGCGGGCCAAAAAGCGGGGTTAACTCCCGCTTGGAATAACACGTTCTAGGAAAGCATCTGACTTTGCGGCCAGAGAGGCCGCGAGGCTGTCACCGATAAAATCGAACTTGCCTGGACTGGCCTTAGCCTTACGAGCAAGGGACATGGCGCTGGGTAGCAAGTCTGCCTTGGAATACCACCGCTTGCCGTCTACTCGGGCTTGGTCATCGAGCGTAGGGCCTGAGGCGTTGCCCGCAGGCTCAGTAACCGTAGGCGCGTAGTAGTCCTCATCCTCACGCCAGCCAAAAGGCGCCCCTGCAATGCAAATGCGCTTGGCACCCATCCAAGTAGCGACAGCGACAGCGCGGTTTACAACGGTAAACCCGCCACTAGCCACACTTTCGTAGCTGCAATTTTCTGGAAAGTATTTTTCATAGATTTCCATTTCGCATAGATTTTCAGATGCAGCACCGCAAGCAGAATGGAAAAGCACCACATTTGCGCCGCCCTTTATGAGATAATCAAACATTCTTGGATGACAGGAACTTGCAACGAAATATGTGACGCGTGGATCAAGGGGCGTCTTCTTAATTTGCTTTTCTCCGGGGTCCATCGCCACAGAGAAATCAGGGATGATGCCATACTCCGGCAAGATACGGATCGCTTGCTTTACTGCAAAAATCTTATAGCCTAGACCTTGTAGCCGCTTAATCTCACGCAGGGAAGACGCCTTGACCAAAGACGGCGCTGTGCCACAGACAACAACGCCTTTCAGATCGGCCAGCGCATCCTTTTGCACAAAAGGCAGATTAAGACTTGCCGCGTATTCGATGTTCATAGGAAGAAAGCCAACTTCAGGGTTGACCAGTTTCATGAAGTTGGGCTGTGTCATGATTACCTAAAATTAAAAGCGAACGGCACCGCCCTATGCGGATGCTTCTTGCGCCATATCTGCCCGCAACTGCGGCGCCATGTCAATCATCTTCTTGACCTGGGCCGGGCCATATGTGGACGGAAGCATCTCGCCTTCAAATAGCACGCGATAATACGTTTCATCATCAATATTACCCGCTGCATGTGCCCTATCCAACTGCAACCAAGTGCGGTATTCCAGTGCCGCATCAACGAAGTCACGGTTCAACTTGACTTCAACGCCTTGAGGGTTACGCCCGTTCCACCGAACCCAAATTTTCAAAAGTTCTGTCAGGCCCTTCTCTGCACTGTCTACAATCTCATAAAGCAAGGAAGTCTCGCCCTTACCCCGCATCTCTGCAACCTGATTGGATTCTCCTGCCGTGTTCTTGCGGTCAACCACGAGGCGAGCGCCTAGGCTCGCCATCTGTGACTCGAGTTGCGTGCAAGCAGATTCAAGATATTTAAGCCCTTCGCCACGGTATTCCAAAATACCGCAAGAGTTAGGCTGATCCACAAGCCAAACAGTATTGGGGCCAACCCGATATTCAGGCAATTCATCGCCAAGGTTAGGCGCAATCGCCCAATAGGTTGGCGTTGCAGTGTAGAACTGACCATGGGCCAACTGCGCGCTACGCTGGAAGTGCAGGACGTTCAACTCAGCGATATCCAAGATAGGCGGGCGCTGCACCTTCATGCCTGTCTTCATAGGTCCGAAGCAGACGAAGGGCATCTCGCCTCGGAAGAAACCACTGTCAGCCAGCATAGGAGACACTTCGCTTCCAGGCTGGTAAGAAGTGCTGTTGTCCTTGCTCTTGACCGGGAGCCAAAGACGCTGGCGGTAGATGCCCGTTTCGTCAAGATAGAGTTCTCGGTAGACGGTCACTTCCTCAGAGCCAAAACCCGTTTGGCTATCTACAAGGAAATCTTCTTTCAGCACGATTTGGTTAGCAACAAGGCGCCCGTTATCGTCGCGCATGTTGCGCCAATTGGTAATATTCTCCGCCATGTAAGTGGTGAAGTAGGGCGTGCCCCCATTGGTAGGCGCGTCTACCAATGCGCCTACGCGACCCATGCTTAGGATTTCACGGACAATGGCGCGAGCAAAAACAGTAAATGGTTGGTTATCAACGGTGCAGGTTTCAAGCTGAGGGCGCAGCACTTCAGCCCCGTTCAAGATAATTTCCGGTTCCTTGCGGAAGATCATGCCAACAAGGCCGTTTAACGTGCGGGCAGAAGCGTTGAAGAACTGCGCCCGCTTCTTATACGCTTCATACTCCCCGTAACTCATACCAGATAGCTGGGGTAGATACTTTTGGCCACCTTCTCGGATAGCCTTGGCGCCCTTCAGCACATCCCGGATCATCTGCCAGTCGTCTTGGTTGGCGCTGTATTCCGGTGCAAGGTCAGTGACGGCCATGATGCAAATCCTGAAAAGCAATATAAGGTTGCAGGGGTAACGCTTTGGCGGGCAAGAAGTCAATGCAGCCTTGACTTTAACATGGGAGCGAGTGGATAAACAACGTTAGTAACGTTTTTTAGGAAGAATCTAATCATGTCAAGCGACAAGGCCGAGAAAGTGACGCCTATTCGCCCCGATATGAAGGTGCCGCGCAAGCAAAAGGCGCGCAAGTGGAAGTCTGGTGCAAATTGGGATGTTATTGAGCATTATTATAGGATTGGCTGGGCTTTAAGCGATTTGGCCCGCCTGCCTGAAGCCAAAGGCGTCACGTCACAAGCCATCTCTAATCGTATTCGGCGTTACAATTGGACGCGAAATTTAGAGCCTCGCGTAGCCGACGCTGCCCGCGCCATGATGGTCATGGGGATGGATGAAACCGGAAGGCCCTCACCAGAGGCGCTATCCCTTCTGCGAGGCAATAAAGCCCGTGAAGACGAAGTGATTTTATCCTCAGCCGCACAGATTGCAGAGCGTTTGACCACGACGCGCAAGCGGTCAAAGCGCCTTGATAGCATTATTGACCGCATTTCCAATTTGCTTGAGACTGAAATTGAGCATTTGGAGGGGGAAGCACAGACTCGCGAAAACCCTGCTAGTGTCCGTGTGGAACTCAACCGCCTTACCAAGTCGATTGGCCAGCTTGTCACCGCCGTCTCCAAGGCCAACGAGGAAGAACGCAACGTCCATGACTTGCGCCGTCTCATGAAGCCCAAGGAAGAAATCAAGCCGATGATCGTCAAAAAGCGGGCGGTGCTTGATTCTGAGGACGTGTCTGAAGGCGACGAATGAACGCGATCAATAAGCTAACGTGGCAGCCTGATCCTATTTTAGTGGATCGGGCTACAACCAATCTCGGGCTTATGCCTTGGCAGGCACATGTCTATCTCCATCCTTGCCGCTACCGCGTGGTAGTGGCAGGGCGGCGAAGTGGCAAGTCGTTCCTTAGCAAGCACGAGCTTTACCGTGCCGCCAATGCGGTTTCAAAAGGGCTTGTGGTTTATATCGCGCCTACTTTGAAGATGGCCAAGCAGATCATGTGGCGCGAGTTGATGGACAGCATTCCGCCTGAGATGATCTCTGAAATCAATCGTAGCGATATGTCGATTGTCTTGAAGAATACAGGCACCATGATCCGTCTCTTTGGCGCTGAAGTGCCTGACCGCCTGCGAGGTCTTTCGATTTCTTTTGCTATTTTTGACGAAGCTGCCGACATCACTGAAGTGATGTGGACTAAAATTGTTCGCCCTGCCTTGGCTGACCAACAGGGCGATGCTTTGTTCCTTGGCACCCCGAAAGTCAGCGCCGGTAGCAAGTGGTTCTACGAAGCCTATTGCGACGGATTAGACCCCGGCAAGAAAAACTGGTTTAGTTATACCATTAAGACCGTGGATGCCGGGATTGTGCCCGCTTCAGAAATTGAAGAAGCCCGGCAAAGCATGAACCCCTATGAGTTCAGGACCGAGTTTGAAGCGTCGTTCGAGTCGCCTACCGGCAAGGTCTACCAGCCTTTCCAACGCAGCACGCATGTCATCTCCCATATTGATGATGACAAACGGTGTAACCTTCATCTTGGCTTGGACTTCAACCGCTTTCCGATGTCTGGCATCGTTATGGTTAAGTTCCTGAATGGAGAGGGCGAAGAGTGCTTCTGCGCTATTGACGAAATATTATTGCCGAACGCCACCATCCAACGCTATGCGGACATTCTTTCGGAACGCTTCAAAGGCAGGAATATTACAATCTACCCTGATGCCTCTGGCAACCAGCAGCATACCTCTGCGGGCGGCAATACGAACCATAGCGTCCTGCGAGGCATGGGTTTCAAACTTGTTATGCCGCGCAAGAACCCTCTTGTCAGTGACCGTATCAATATCGTGAACGGCGCCTTTCTATCAGCCGCCGGTAAGCCCCGGCTGTTTGTCCATCCGCGCTGCAAGGAACTGATTACGTCTTTGGAGAGCCTTGGCTTTGATGATAACGGCAACGTCGCCAAGGTCGCACAAGGCAAATACACTCACTTGCCTGACGCCCTTGGCTACGCAGTTATGAACTTGTTGCCAATCATTCGGCGCCGGGTGGGTTCTGGCGTCGTTAAGATGGCGGGGGGTTATTGAGGAGAGGAGGGCAAGGGACGCCAATGAGTTGGTTCAAATGTTTTTGCAACATTAGATTCACACCACCAATCGTCTCCCGAAAAAAAACCAATAACAGTTTCTGGTTCGGCTTTACCCTCAAACAGGCTAGAATAATTAAATGGCCAACAAAGCACGGCTGTCCCATCAGTCGGTGCCGTCTCGATTGGCTGCCAGTCATTCGGCGGAGTGCGGCGGTTCCACGCGGCGATGGCAGATGCGTGATCGCGGCCCGTGCGTGTGATAGTGTTACGCGATGGCTGGCCGGGCACAGCCGGGCACCAGTGAGTAATTTCAACGCTGATTAACCCGCCGCATCCGCTCATTGTCGGGCTATGGCGGTTCTCCCTGATGCTTGTTTCACCCCCACCACAGAACGGGCACGGCAGCAGTTCCACGCTCATGTCGCGTCTCCTAGCGCGCGGATAGCGGCGGTGATGCGCGCTGCGGCATGTGCGGCGCCCTCCGATTGGAGGCGCCCCGTTTCGTCGTCTATGTTAGTTGCTATTTCAATATCTTCTGCTGCGCAGTCATGTTCTAACTGCGCGATGGCGAGGCACAACTCCCGCTCTCGTGCCGCGATTAGCGGGGCAGCAGCAGAGATGATAAACTCAATATCATCGCGGCTGGGGATATCCATTTCGCCAGTGCTGCGGGCGTGCATCTCCGCATTCAGCCGCACCATGTAGGCGCCGAGAACAGCATTGTGCATCTCCTCCGTCACCACGCTCATCGCCCCGGCTCCTTCATGGCCTGAAGCACGGATAACACCCAACGCCATCCATCTTCATCGGTCGGGTCGCCGAGTGCTTTGGCCCCACTATCACACTGCTCAGTTGCTTCCTTCAGATCACGGATAATAACATCACGGACCCAATCTGATTTGGCACCCCATTCCATTGCCCACTGATGGCCGTCTGCCACAACGTAACTTCTGCGCCCAATGGTATAACGGATGGCGCAGACGGCCATATTTTCAAAATCAGTCATCGCCCCGCCTCCCGGTAGAGAGCGAGGGCGGCGTGGGCGCGAAGAACCGGGCAATCATCGTCGCCGCAATCATGCGTGGCGTGCTGCGTATCAGCCAGTAATTCGTCCAACGCCTCTACCAGTGCCGCCACGGTCGCGTGGGGGGTGACTGGAGCGAGGTAGCGCCAGCCAAATTCGGCGCAAATCTCAGAATACGACCATTGTCCGACGCCATTATATATCCTCCAATCCATCAGAATTGGCGTCAGATCGCCGCGCATTTCATCGCGCCGCACAACCCAATGGGTGCCATAACGGTCCCGCAATGCCAGCGGCGGCTTACAGTCGTTTTTATCAGTCATGTCTATCCCCTTTTCTTTTACGCTACCCTCAGAAATCCGGCAAATCAAACAAAAGAACAAAGTCCCGCAAATCCCGCCCGCTCATACCGAACTTCTCCGCCAAGGCTTTTTCGCCTCTCGCTTCTTCAACCATATCAACCCACTGAGTCTTGATATTTGACCGCCGGATAAGGGCTGCGAGCAAGTCTAGGTCCATGCGTGAAAGCGTCTTGGCTTGTTGCTGGTAGTCCTCCCATGCCTCTACGGCATAAGGGAACAGGGGCCGGATGATATTGAGAATAGCATCCGCGTAGTCCCTAATCTCCTTTTGCGCATGGCTACCCGTCCTCAGCGTCAGGAAGTGCAAAAGGTTATGAAGGTCGATCTTCCAGTAAAGCGAAGAGTATGCCGTCAAGGGCATAGTGATGCGGGCAAGCTCCCGCGCCAAGTCTTCGCCAAGCAGTGCCTTATATGAGGCGAATGAATATTCGTTATTTGCCTCAATGACATTGCGAATAGTCTTTTGCTTGTGCGGCGAAAATTCGCCTTCCCGCCCTTGCTTGTTGTCTAGCGACTGTGGTGCTAGGTCGCCCAAAGCAGGGGAGAAAAACATCTCACGGATTTCGCTATAGCGGCCAGATTCTTCATTAATCGATGCCATACGATGTCGCAGTAATTGGCGCAGCACGAAGATCGGAGCGCGGATGTGCAACTTGACTTCGCACATTTCCAGCGGGCTGGTATGCTTATGGCGCATAAGATATCGGATAAGCGCCCGGTCAGTTCGCGTTGCTTTGGTGCCGGTCTGATAAGACACTCGTGCCGCTTCCACAATGGCAGCGTCGCTGCCCATATGGTCCACAAGGCCCACGAAACCGTGGTTGTGTATTTTGATATAGTGGCTAGGTAGCATATCGAATCACATGCCTCGTGTAGAGAGTGAAGCCCTCAAAGGGCGGCTTATTCTTAGGCGAAAAAGGCTTCCAAACAGGCAGCCCGTAAGTCTTGGCCTTCCTCGCCATATCCTCTGTGCCTTTGCCGCCGGGGAAGGCTACGCAGGCATCGGGGCTGCCCTCCGTCAGCATTCTCGTGTTCCGGTCATGCCCTGCCATGAGCCCGTGGCGCTTCCAGTCAGGTAGGAAGATGACTTGGTGGACGCTATGCAGGCAAGCCCATTGACCTGCGTGGCTATCCGCACCCTTGGCGCCCCCATGAATGAGGACGCCAATGGCGTAGTGGCGGTGCAACTGGCTCAGAACGTCATAGACTAGGGCCGCTTCATCGAAATTTCGCCCGCCGGTTACGAGTAGGCGCATTTGGTTGGTGAAGCCGTTCAAGTGGTCTGCTCCACCCGCCAACCGTCACGCTCAGCGTGCGGCCAACGGTAGTTTGGGTTGGTGCTAGCTTTGGCGAGTGCGGCGATTATAGCCAAGGGTCGGCTGGGGGCCGTAACTTTTTGCGCCCCATTGGTTGCGACCCATTGGCTAGCCATGCGTTCCGTCCTGCTTTTGAGTTGAAGCCGGGACGATCTTACGCAGATTGGCAATCGAAGCAAGCGCTACTTTGTCCTGGCTGTGCTTCCGGCTATGCTTCAAGAGCTTGCGGAGCTTGTTGCGCTCACGCCTGCCTTCTGTCTTGTAAGCCTTGCACTTGGCAGCGTTCTTGCCTCTGCTGGAACCTTTGGCCATTCATCTAAGTCCTTTCTCTAAGCGGCCTTCTCAGCCGCAGCTTTTCCATATCGCTCAGGCGCGCATCGCTGCACCACGGCAAGCAAGGTCGCCTCGTCGGTTGCCATGTAGATTGCCGTTGTGCTGACACTAGCATGGCCTAGTAGGTCTGCCAAGACTCGGATATCGCCGCCGTTTTGGTAAATGTGGGTAGCGAAACTGTGCCGAAGGCTATGAGGCGAAGCAGTTGAAGGAAGCCCTAGAGCCTCGCGAAGTCGTTGCATAAGACGGCGCAAGTCTCGGTCGGAGAAGCCTTCAAAAAGAAATTTCTCGGGCGAGCGTAGCCGCCGGTAGATGTTCACAGCCTGCGCCACAACTGGCAGCAACGGCACTATGCGTTCGCGCCTACCTTTGCCCATGACACGTATCGCGTCCGCGTCTACATCCACTGCCGCCGGTAGGCTTAGAGCCTCGGCAGAGCGCAGGCCCGCGCCATACAAAAGCAATATAATCGCACGGTCGCGTGCTACCTTCCAGGCTTCGCGCTCGGGGGCCGGGCGGGAGGCGAGGCTGATAAGGGCCTCGGTCTGGTCGGTGCTGAGGGCCTTGGGCAAGTGCCTAGGTCTGCGAGGGCCTTGCAGCGTTGCCGCCGTTTTGATTAGGGGTGCCGCCGGTTGATCGCGCCTTACAAACTTGGCGAAGGTCTTGATAGCTGCAATGTGGCGCAGCTTGGTCGTGGCTGTGTTCTGTGCCTGAGTGGCAAAGAAGCGCCGCAGATCGGCGGGTCTAGCATCAATCAAAGGCGTGGGGTCAAGCGCCACCTGTGCCGCCTGTAGGGTCTTGCTGTATGCCAGCAAGGTCTGCGGGCTGTAGTTGCGCGCCCGCAGGTCCGTCAGGAAGTCCTCAATCACGGCTAGGCCCTGTAGCTGTCATGGCCAGTCGCCTGCCACGTTGCCCAAAACTGCGAGGGGGTAGTCAGGCGCATGATATCGCCCATGTGACCGGCGGCGGTATGGAAGCCCCGCCCCACAAGGAAATCATGGACCGCCTGCCAAGCTGGCGCCATCTTGTGACGGGCTACGCGCAGATGCTGCGTGGCGCTAATTTGCTTGGCGAGGTCGATCACTGCTTTGACTCCTGCAAAAATGTCCGCCGGATGCGTCGGATACCCTTGGTAGCGTGCAACTGGTATTCGACGCCATCGCGCTCGAACGTCGAGATGATCCGCCGGTTACGCGCTCCGCGCAGTTGCGCGGAGGCGGGGCCGGGGGTGTGCTGGGTGCGCTTCTCCCATGCGGGGAAGTCGGCAATGGTGACTGCGGGCTTGGCGGTCAAGTTAATCTCCTTCTACGAGGGCCACAGTATGGATGGCGCGACGATGGGCACGCCCAAAGGCAGGATTAGCCTCTTCGTCGTATTCCGGCAAGTGCAAAAGCAGTTCATCCAAAACAGCCTTCATTTCTTCGTAAAGCGGCAGGGACGGAGGAGGCACGCCCTTCTCCCGCTTCTTACGCTCAGGCTTGGCGCCGGTTGTGACTTCGGCCACGGTGCTTGCAGTGGCCTTCTTCTTGCCCCGCGCCTTAGCCGTCTCGGCTGCCGCCGTCAGGATTTCCGCCGCCTGTTCGTCGCCACGCTCCTGGATCGTCTCAATAGCGAGCGTGGCGGAGACTTGCCCCGTTGCCACGAGGTCAAGAACCGGCTCAGGCGCCGCCTGCAAATCAATATACCTACTCACTTGGATTTGCTGCGCGCCAGTCCTGCGCGCAATTTCAGCCTCGGTCCAGCCGAGATTAAGCAGGCGCTTATATACTCCCCCCTGTTCGAGAGGCGAAAGCCGCTTGCCACCGTTGCGGATAATCTGCGAAAGCAGACGGTCCTTCTCGTCGCTGCCCCTTGGCTCGGTCTTGACAGGGATGGAACGGATTTCCGCCCCGTAAGTCTCGATAGCCCGCAGGGCGGCAAGAAGCCTGCAATGCCCGTCAGTCAGGACAGGCTTGCCGCCGTCCATGTAAACGGTAAGCGGCTCTTGCACGCCGATAGCCGCAATCGACTTAGCGAGTTCATCGACATGGGCTTGGTTGTCAGGGTCGCGCATGTCGCGACTGTTCCAGCCGTCTTTGACCGTGATGTTGTAGGGATTGAGACGAAAGAGGTCGCTGCGGTCAGTGGCCAGCGCCTTAAGGCCGCCGGTCTTGCTGTCAGCTTCGGCCTTAAGGGCCTGCGCTGCGGTGCTGGAAGGGGTGGCGTAGGTGGCAAAATCGAAAGACATGGGGTTGGTGTTCCTTGTATGGCTTATGGCTTAAGCAGGCACGAATTTGGCGTTGTCGTCAAGGCGGTATTTGACGGTAGGCAGAATGCCATCTTCGCCAACGTAGGCAACGGCGAGGCGCCGCCGGTTGTTTTTTTGGTCGTAGTAGTAAATTTGGAGCATCCCACGCTCGCCCGCCGTTGCGGTCCCACCGTCGCCCGCCGTTGCGGTTCCACCGTTGCCCGCCGTTGCGGTTCCACCGTTGCCCGCCGTTGCGGTTCCACGGTAGCCCGCCGTTGCGGTTCCATATCTGCCCGCCGTTGCGGTCCCACCGTCGCCCGCCGTTGCGGTTCCACCGTTGCCCGCCGTTGCGGTTCCATATCTGCCCGCCGTTGCGGTTCCATATCTGCCCGCCGTTGCGGTTCCATAGATGCCCACTACGGCGGCGCGCCCATTTTCGACGGTGACATTCGCGCCGATCACTGCCGCATCGGGGTAGCGCGCCTTAACAAGCGCCGTCGCATCCAGACGGGAGCCCACAAAGATGACTTCAGCGGCGGGGGACTTGACCTTGCCGCCTAAATTTACGAACGTCTCAACTTCAGCCACAACCCATACGGCTTCGCTGCGCCAGTCGGCAAGATAGCCTTCGCCTTCGCCACGAAGGAAGCCGTGGAGCCCGTGGCCGCATTCTTCTTTGGGGTTCCAATCAGGCGCGGTGACAGGTCCAGAGCGAGGCCACTGGAAACCATTATAACTCTGCATGTCAGCGTTGCAGGTGCGAAGAATCAGGTGCTTGGTCATGTCTGGGTTGCCTTGTCTTGTCGTCCGTTTATGCCCGTTTCGGGCGCCTCAGTCAATACTAATTTTCGCCGCCGATAAGTGCCGCCCGCGCCAATCCTACCGCCTGTCGGGCGCGCTTGATATGCTCGGCGGCTTCCTGCCGCCGGTTGCCACCTAGAGTCATCCGTTCCATGTGGCGAAGCATCTCGGTCAACTCGTGCCGGTAGACTTCCAAGGTGCGGGCAAGAGTGGCGGGGGTTTGCGACATGTCTCTATCCTCTAAAAAGGCGATTCCGCCGTTGATAAGCCACAAGCCAAAGCGTGGCGTCAAGCGATTTCGCCCTTAGAGCCTATCCCGTTTGTTTGCGGGGTTTGTAGAATATGTGGCCCCCGATTTTAATCGTTTTTTGTAGGTGGGGCCAGTGGGGTTGAACATAGGAGGCATGGAAGTAAGTTGCCCCCCTTGTAGGGTCCGGTAGCTTGCCCATGATGGCAAATCGGGCAATCTCTTGCGCCACTACCCATTGCAGAGGGTCTTTAGCTTGGCGCAGAGTTCTTGCGTTACAAACCCATGAGAATTGGCATCGGGCGCCCTTTCTCTGATAGACCACGGCGCAAATGGATTGCGGAAAGGCCGGAGATTTCCGCCGGTTAAGGACAACTTGCGCCACGGCAAGCTGGCCTTTCACGGTCTGGGTCTTGGCCTCATAATAGACAGCCTCCGCCAAACAAACGAGGTCTGCCGGTGGGGGTCCAGAGGTTAGATGCAGGGCGTAGACCAAGGCGAGGGCCGGGGCGTCCATCATCTAGGAGTGTTCTCCTTCCACCATTGGCGCAGTTTGCGGAGAAAGTCGGCCTCAGTCTGCGGGATTTTGGTGGCGCCGCTTAGCCACTGGTGAACGGTGGCCTTTGACTTATAGCCGAACCACTGCGCGACGTTGCCATGGGAAACGCCAAGGCTCTTGAGGTCGGCCAGGGCGGCGCGAAGCTCGCCCTGATCCATGTTGGAAGGGGTGGCGTGCCTCATGCCACGCGCCACACTCGAAGACCTTCGGCAATGCTGCGGCTGGCATACTTGGTGCCCCGCTTGCGGGAGTGATAGATCATCAGGCAAGAAATCACGCTCCGCTTTGCCTTTGCCTTCTTGGGGTCGGCTGGCAGCTTAAGTAGAAAGCTGTCTCCGATTCCCATCTTGGGGAAGGGGTAGTGGGTATTGCGCCCTGCCTTGTTGTAGGTGCGAGGGGGCAGGGGAATATTCTTTTCGATTTGCACGGCTATGTCGTCCTTGAGTTAGGCCAGTTCTTCCGGCTGGCCGTTGGGGTTTAGAGTATAGAATACATCAGGCTTAAGATTATTTTGCCCGACAATTCCGGCCCAAGCGTGGAGAATGGCGCCGGTTGAAGGGCAGCGGTAGACTAGAAACAGGGCGCTGCCGTCTTTTCCGCTGGCCTTGCCGCCCTCGCCAGATGCTAGGGCGGTGGAGTGCTTGCCTAGCGCCTGCGCAGCGCCTTGGTTGCCCGACGCCTGCGCAGCGCCTTGGTGTCCCGACGCCTGCGCAGCGCCTTGGTTGCCCGACGCCTGCGCAGCGCCTTGGTGTCCCGACGCCTGCGCAGCGCCTTGGTCGCCCGACGCCTGCGCAGCGCCTTGGTATCCCGACGCCTGCGCAGCGCCTTGGCGTCCCGACGCCTGCGCAGCGCCTTGGCGTCCCGACGCCTGCGCAGCGCCTTGGCG